ATGAACCCATTCAAAGGCCGGCATTTTCAGCGTGACATCATTCTGTGGGCCGTACGCTGGTACTGCAAATACGGCATCAGTTACCGTGAGCTGCAGGAGATGCTGGCTGAACGCGGAGTGAATGTCGATCACTCCACGATTTACCGCTGGGTTCAGCGTTATGCGCCTGAAATGGAAAAACGGCTGCGCTGGTACTGGCGTAACCCTTCCGATCTTTGCCCGTGGCACATGGATGAAACCTACGTGAAGGTCAATGGCCGCTGGGCGTATCTGTACCGGGCCGTCGACAGCCGGGGCCGCACTGTCGATTTTTATCTCTCCTCCCGTCGTAACAGCAAAGCTGCATACCGGTTTCTGGGTAAAATCCTCAACAACGTGAAGAAGTGGCAGATCCCGCGATTCATCAACACGGATAAAGCGCCCGCCTATGGTCGCGCGCTTGCTCTGCTCAAACGCGAAGGCCGGTGCCCGTCTGACGTTGAACACCGACAGATTAAGTACCGGAACAACGTGATTGAATGCGATCATGGCAAACTGAAACGGATAATCGGCGCCACGCTGGGATTTAAATCCATGAAGACGGCTTACGCCACCATCAAAGGTATTGAGGTGATGCGTGCACTACGCAAAGGCCAGGCCTCAGCATTTTATTATGGTGATCCCCTGGGCGAAATGCGCCTGGTAAGCAGAGTTTTTGAAATGTAAGGCCTTTGAATAAGACAAAAGGCTGCCTCATCGCTAACTTTGCAACAGTGCCGAAAAACATCCATATGGGTCTTATTTTGCCACTAAAGCTGAGTTCCCCACTGCCCAAGCTCAATTTGGCGAATTTTTTCTTACATCTCGCGGCCTGGTTGTGGTCAACCAAAACAAGTTGTATCAGGTATACGGTAGTCTTGATAAAGACGGTGCGGTAAAAAAACTCCTTTCTGACTTTGATACCGTTATAGCACAGTTATTGCCTCTGCATATCGTTTTCGATGGCGTCTCTTTCCAGTTAAGTGCTGTATTCCCAGAAGTGGCAGAAATACTAAATTGCTTGTCTACGGATGTTTCGGTAATTGAAGGTGTTTATGTTACTGAGGGTATGGCTGATATGCTATCCCGTAGTGATACCTCCTGCCAGGTAGACAATATTTCTCTTAACGCCATACCGAACCGAACGGCAGAAAAGCAATTACATCTTGATGTAACCCCACTTGATGCGTGGCCTTTGGATTACCACCTTCAACCTGTTTAATAATTCTTCCCCCGCATTTGGGGGAAGAACAACGGAAATCACAAACTGAGCATACTCTCCTTTGGTTCATTGCTTATGAAGGGGCTATGTTCGTATGGCTGAAAATTTAAAGGCAAGAGATGGTAACCGCCTGTATAAGGCGCAATTGCTTTCCTACTATTATTCACGCCGCGCTGAGTCGGCGATCGGCAAAGGTGCGCGTTTTGTTATCTCTAAGGCGTATTGGTGCAAATCTAGTCTGGTAACTGCTAATGGTGCAGGAGGCTGGAATATAGCTGACATTCCACTCGATTTTAAATTGAGTGATGCTCAGCAGTTTGCAGTGTCCGATCTGATATTGTCCAGTGTGGATGGGATTATCACTATCAATGCAGCCTTCCCTCAAGAAAGAATGCCAGATAACACGCCTTACGACTTTAACACGCTTGTGCTTGTTGATGCTGAGGAACAGGCTTTTGGTGTGCTTTGCACCCAGCAAGATACCCTCTATAAAGGTAAACGTTACAGTATTCTCATGACAATCGAGCAAGTTGAGGGTTGATTATGGGGGCTGATAAAACGAACAACATAATGACACTATCCTCTGGTGTCTCACAGCCGTTGCTTGCTGATGTTCAATATTTCGAACTCTATAGTAGTTCGGCTCTTAACAGAAAACTTAAAAATATTGTTTTGCCTGGCTTTTACTGTGGATTTGAACCAGTCCCCGGCACAGGGTTGAGCGTCCGTATAACTTCTGAAAACTCAGAAGGTAAAGGGGCTGCTTCAGTAGATGTAAATAATGTTCAGATATCCGTTCAGCAAATAGAAGATGTGACTGTCTCGGTAAAGGCTGGGGCTACCAACATTATTGTGCTGGAAGCCAATTTTGAACATGGTGTAAAAACGACACAGGTAGATAGCGCATCTTCTGTCAGTGCTGCAAGAATTTACGCGCGTACGGACAATACTATTGGGCAGAATCAAATTGAATTATGTCGAGTTATCGTGCCTGGCGGCGCAACGGCTGTGACTAAAGAAATGATTGTGCTTAAATACCGGGTTAACCGTGCTGTTGGTGTCGAATTCTCTAATGAAATAAGCAGTACAGAAGAAAGAAAAGCGGCTACACCTCTGGCTGTCAAAACTCTCCATGATTTGGTTGATACAAAAGCTCCGCTCGATAGTCCGCATCTGTCAGGCACGCCGACTTCGCCAACACCTGAACCCGGTACAAAAAACACACAGATCGCAAATGCTGCCTTTGTCTATGCTGCTATAAATGCGCTTATCAATGGTGCTCCGGGAACGATGGACACGCTGAAAGAAATTGCAGCAGCCATCAATAACGACCCAAAGTTCAGCGAAACTATCAATAACGCACTGGCTCTTAAAGCTCCTTTGGCAAGCCCGGCGTTTACAGGTATACCGACAGCGCCTACGGCCTCACAAGGCGCAAATAGCACACAGATTGCAAATACAGCCTTTGTTAAGGCAGCTATAACGACACTTATCAACGGTGCGCCTGGCACACTGGATACGCTGAAAGAAATAGCGGCAGCGATCAATAACGACCCGAATTACAGCACAACTATCAACAATGCTCTGGCCCTTAAAGCGCCTTTAGCAAGTCCAGCATTAACGGGAATACCTACTGCGCCTACCGCTGCACAGGGTACGAATAACACGCAGATTGCTACGACCGCGTATGTAAGAGCTGCCATATCCGCATTGGTTGGTTCATCACCAGAAGCTCTTGATACCCTGAATGAGCTTGCCGCAGCACTTGGCAATGACCCGAACTTTGCGACAACAATGACAAATGCGCTGGCAGGCAAACAGCCTTTGGATGCGACTTTAACGGCTTTGGCTGGTTTGCCAACAGGCGCAAATAAACTTCCTTACTTTACAGGCACAGATACTGTAGCTCAGACAGAATTGACACAAGTTGGACGAGATATTCTTGCCAAAAGCAGTACTCAGGCCATTACCCAATACCTTGGCTTGGGAGAGGCGGCGAAAAGGGATGTGGGCACAGGAGATAATCAGATACCGGATATGGGAGCATTCGCTTCTGGTTCGGGATGGTTCAGGCTACCAGGTGGATATATTGTTCAGTTTGGCACTTTTTCAGGGAACACGACCCGCATTATCAGTGGACACTTTCCTATACCATTCCCTAATCAACCGCTTGTTTCAGTCGGTGTTATGTCTGATAACGTTCAGTCAGACCCGTCGAATCCTGCCCCGCAGGTTTTGTCTGTAAATTTTGAACATATCAGTAATTCAGCGTGGCGTGTGGCAACCAGTGATATCTCACAGTACTACAGATTCAGTTATATTTCGATAGGACGGTAGAAATGCAGAAATATATTTTCAGTGCCGATAAAAATGCGTTTTTCCCTGTGGAGCTTAAAATTGCTTATCAGGAATCCGGCGAATGGCCCGATGATGGAATCGAAATTGACGACACTGTTGCCGCCGAATTTATGAAGGAAGCACCAGAAGGAAAATACAGAGGTGTCATCGACGGAATGCCTGCATGGATTGATATTCCACCGCCAACTCATGAGGAACAAATTGCCGCAGCCGAACTGGAAAAGCAGCAATTGATTAATCAGGTCAACGAATACATAAACAGTAAGCAATGGCCTGGTAAAGCGGCGATTGGTCGCCTGAAAGGTGAGGGACTGGCGCAATATAATTTGTGGCTGGATTATCTGGACGCACTGGAACTGGTCGATACTTCCAGTGCGCCAGACATTGAATGGCCTACGCCTCCGGCAGTTCAGGCCAGATGACATCAGGCGCGGAGCTGGTATCTGTTGCCTCCACCGCGTCAATGTAATCCAGCACAGCGTTAAGTCGGGTGGTTTCTGCCTGCGTCAGCTTCCGCCCGGCCCGTAATTTCAGCTGAATCAGACTGATGGAAGCCATTGCAGCATCAATCAGCGACTGGCGCTTTGCTTCTGCCGCGTCTAGTGCGGCGCTATGCTGTGCCTCGGTATCCGTCACCCATTTCTCACCATCCCATTTATCGAATGGCGTTAACGGGGCGATAGTGGTTGTATTTTCAGGGTAATCACCCAGAGCTGTGATTTCTTTCGATTCTCCTGTTTCGGTGCTATAGATGATTTCACCGCGATGGTCTGGCACATATTCCCATGAATTTAAATCCACAGAGCGACAGATTGCATAACCAGCCTTATGTATGCCAGGGGCGTCTAAACAAGAATATGCCGGAATACCGACTCCCACAGCAAGAAATTCAGTCGATGAGGAAATATATTCCCGCGTCTCACTGTCATAGTTGTAAACGGTGATGCTTCCTGCCTGTACGGCAATAAGTTCATTATTCAATATCGCGTTATCCATCATGCAGCCCTCACAATATAATTAAAGGCGATGTTACGGGAGCGGGTTTCAGATGCTGTGCGAACTGAGCGAGATGCGTCGAATGTCCAGTTATAAGAGCCATAACCCTCAATAATTTCGGTTTCCTTTAGACCTGCAGATAATACTTGCCCATATTGCCTAAATGGCCCTGAACTAAGTACGTCTCTAAAAAGCTGGGTGCGCCCAAAAGAACCAACAATATTCTGAATTGCATCATTCTGTGCAGATAATAAGTTACGACCAGAGTCAATCCCGCGCCCATCATCCCAGCCACGAATAAATTCACCACGCAAATCAGGTAAATTTAACGTCGGGTAGGCCTTCGCCAGTTTCGGGAATTCTTCGGCAGAAAAAGCCGCACCGTTGCATTTCAGCCAGCCTGTTGGCGGAGTGGCGGAAGGCCACGGAACAGGCACACCAACGGGTAATGCCGAACCTTCTCCTAAACCAAGGTTTAAGATTGAAATGATGAGGCCGGAAATTTCTTGTATAGCGTAGATATAGCAACGTCGTAGATGATTGATACTTGCTGCCGCGAAATGCCTTTTTCTAATAATCTGCGCATTTGCTGCCATGATTCAGGTGTGAATCTTGAACGGCGTCCTCCTATGCGACCTTCTGCTCGTGCAGCTTCAAGCCCTGCACGTGTACGCTCAATAATAAGTTCTCTCTCCATTTCAGCCAGAGCGCTCATCACATGAAAGAAAAAACGGCCCATCGGAGTACTTGTGTCGATAGAATCGGTTAAGCTACGGAAGTTTATGCCGCGATCACGAAGTTCTTCTACAAGCACTACCAGATGTCTCATACTTCTTCCGAGGCGATCCAGTTTCCAAACCACAAGGGTATCCCCTTCTGAAAGCGTGCGAAGGACTTTCTTTAAACCAGGGCGTTCTGCCTTCTTGCCGCTCGCTTTATCCTCAAAAATTAGCTCGCATCCTGCGCATTCGAGAGCATTTCTCTGTAAAGCAGTGTTTTGGTCATTTGTTGATACGCGAACGTAGCCAATAAGCATGTATATCCCCTCGAAACATAACCATGGAAAACATATTAAAAGATGTCCTGCCAGGAAATAACAAACTGACTAAGTTGATGCCGCGCTAAACGTCATTTCAGGAGGAGTATGTTCGCTAATTACGAAAACCTGATTCTGGCTGTACTTATGTCCTTGTTAAGCGGAACTGGCGTATTCCTGCATGGGATCCGCGAACAGCGTATATCAGCGTCATTACTCAATCTTGCTACTGAATGGGTTATAGCGTTGATCGCCGGGCTTACAGGATTTTACGTTGCCAAAAGCCAGGGGTTAGAGGAAAGCCTGCTTTACATCGTTGTGCTGGTATCAAGCAACAACGGCAGGGAGATAACAAGTGCGGTTAAAACGAAGCTCATCAGTGTCCTGAATGGGGTGATTGGGGGTGGAAAAGGTGGAGCAAATAATGGCTAACTTTGAGAATTATTTTATTTTGATCATGGCGGCAGCCGCGCTAATAGACCGCTTTATATTTCGTCGAAAAAGCGTATTCATCACTGCGATAGGTAAAGCGGTTGTTAAAGAGTCTGCGTTGGCATTTCCTGTCTCGCTAAGCGTAAAGCGAAGCTGGATTAGTGATGCTCAGATCGAATACTGGCTACAAGATTTGAAAAATCCGTCTGTGGTGATTTCAGGTAAAACGCGAACAATTGATACTTCAAAACGTGGCAAACGAGAAGAGTATTTGTTGATAGATACTCGTTACCTTGAGCCTGCCCGGTGGGATCTCAAAGTGAAACTTACAAACGGGAACTGCCGCCTGAATCCATTCTATCGAATTTTCCCTATTAATGATGTCATCGTGCGCCAGTTCACCATTACGAATAAGGGTAAAGGAGGCTGGAATGTCAAATAAAAGCCAGTATGTACTGCTTAATTATGATGAACTCAATGAGAAAGGTCTTTCGAAGCTGGTAAAAGAGATTTCGAAGTCCGGTTATAAAATCGCCAAAGTGGTTCCTGCCGGGAATGGCAGGAAAAAAGACGGCATTATGACCCGTACTTTCTCACTGGTTGGCAACGATGAGCAGACAATGGAAATCCAGGTTAATGACACTGGTGATATTTCTGGTATCAAACTTAACGGGAAAATAGTTCCGTTCAAACCAGTCAAAACCCTGGCTGCATTAGGCCAGTCAATCGCTGGGTTATTCAATCGTGGCGCAACATCATTCCAAAAAACGTTGGCACGTAAACTCGCCAGAGCCGCGAAGAATATTGATGACGACAACAAAAAACGTCAGGGTGTGAAATCGAATGCACAGAAACTTGCGGAAGCAAAACAGGCGCGCGATTCAATCCAGGAGGATATAGCGCAGGCGAAAGAAAAACTGACGCAGGTACAGGGCAACTCCGATAAAACCACCCAGGAGATTGGAAATGTCAAAGCTGCTTTGGCACAAGAGCAAGCCCAAACACGCTCGCTGAAAGAAGAGATAGCACGGCTGGAGGATGAAGCATGATTAAAAATCCTATTCGTATAAATATTCAGTCCACCTTTGCTGACACGTTGACGGGGTACGTCCCAGGAAGATGGAGTCGTGAAGAGCTTACTGATGATGACCTTCTCCTCGAAGCCGCTACGCTTGAAGACATCGAACTCGCCTATATGGGTAATGAAATTCTCGTTGAAAGCGATGAGGCGATGTTTGAATCCATCACAACGACAAGGATCAGGCTTGCGCAGACCATGCGGGCATTTGTCCGCTCACTAAACCGAGGCCTCAACGGTACAAATATATCTGCCGGTACTGATGAAGTTGGCGAAGATGAGAATGGGCGAAACAGCATTGGTGGAGCGATAATCGGTCGTGTTCGTCGGGTAGCAAACATTCCGGTATTAACGGCACTTATCCCGCTTACTGACGGTCAGACCACCAGCATTATCTTCCATTCCCCCACGGCAGACGGTGCAAAGATTAAAAACAGCGATGAACTGGTGGCTTTCCAGTTCCTGCTTAATAAACGCAATGTAACTCATGTAGTTGCCCCCATCGGCGGACGAGATGTTTCATTGAGTCAGGTATGCCAGGCGCTATCGAACCTGATTGAGCGCAATAGTGAAAAGTTCAAAAAAGCTAAAGCCCGTCAGGACAAAATGAAGGCAGATATTGACGGTTATCTAAATGAAGCCGACAAATTGGCAGAAGAGCGTTCTGTATTGATTGGCCAGGTAGATACAGCGCAACAAGGTTTAGCTGAAAAGCGAGAAAGCCTTGTCGAACTGCAAAAAAAATTAGATGACCAGAAAGCACTTAATGCACAGTTGCAGGCCAAACGTGATCAACTTAAATCAGCAAAAGAAAAGGTGAAACCGGAACGAGCGTTCAACGACCAGTTGCGCCGGGTGAAAAGCAATCTTTCTACCGAAGGTCGAGCGACGCTTGATAATGGAGCCGTGGTTATGTACGTCAGCACTGGTGCTGATAATTATGTCACCATAGCAGCACCAGAAGGCAACTACAGCATTGAAGCAAGCGACGTTAATGGTCAGAGCATGGCTGATGCCGCAACAAAACTACTGAAAGCCTATCGCGAACATAAAGCTGAACAATACAAAGTGGATGTGTTGCCAGGCCAGCCAGAGCCATCCGTTCAGCCGGAACTACAACCAGATCCAGAACCACAACCTGGGCCGCAATCAGTATCACAGCCAGAGACTCAGGATGTAGGTAAATATCGCTATGCACTGCAATCCCGTCCGGCGGCTGTAGGTGCGGTACCGGAAGGAAATAAAGGCGTACTTGACCGTCCTGACCAGGCGGATCCGTATTACGAATATGCTCGTCACGGGATAATTACTTATGACCGAAAACTGACAGATAAAGAAGTCAGCCAGTATGAATTACGCTATCTGCCTGATGACGATGAACTGAAGGGGATGGCGAACGAGCTGGTTGCGTCCAGCATGGTAAAACATATTGATGGCTATGTAGATCTGTTTGGAAGTGACCTGAAAACATTCAAGGCGCAAGTTAAAATTCTTTTCCGCAAAGCGTTCCCGAACGTGGCATATCCACTTGGTGATGGGGAGAACCTTTTCATTATGGACGTGTATAACGCCCTTCAAAATCATTCAAGCGAAGTAAAAACAGATCCTGTAGTTGAGCGAGAATCGCAACCAGCACCAGAACAGGAGCCGGAGCCAGAAGAAGCGGGTGAATCAGCAAGCGAAGCTGACCAGGAAGCAGATAAAGCGCTTGAGTACCTGAAATCCGTTCCGGAGCAGTTCACATCCCGCGATCTGACGGTCATAAGTGCTGAACTTGATCATGTGCAGGAAGCTGCAAACGCTCTTATCAGTGCTGGTCGATATGACGAGAACGAAGCAACTGTAGGTGCAGCCGTTGACTACCTGATCAATATTCTGGCTGAAATTCAGCAGGGAGGTGCTTAATGGCTATCTCTGTTTTAGAACGCCTGAAATTAGGTAAAGAGCTATCAGATCTAATGCAGGCGCAGAAAACCGCGCCAGTATTGCAACGCGTCTCAATTGGTAAGCAGATTGTTGATGTGATGCTTAAACTGGGGCTTGGGGCTGCGGCCCAATCAGTATCGGATCCGCAGGCGCAGCCAGATACTGTTGCAGGTGACATTCCTAAGATAGTGACAGACTTCCTTGGAGGTGCATTCACAAAGTCCACGCAAATGGAATTTATTGATGCGCTACGTGGGATCTCAAACTATGTAGGCGAGTTCCTTACGTTGGAACAGGCTAAAGAGCAGACCATAAGCTGGGTGAAAGCCAACGGTTATGCAGGCTAATCAAAGGGGCTGAAATGCCCCTTTCACTTTCCTGCAAGTCCATAAATCACACACTTTTTACACTTCCTGCTTTCTATGTAAGGGGAGTGTATTTTGAACAAGTCAGTTACTTCCGCGCTATCCGAAGCAGCAGACATTAACAGTGTTATTGCGCTGGTTTCTTCATTAGAGAGGCGAGAAACACGCCAGGGGCGCAGTAGTTACGTAGTCACCAGTAAAGGGGCAGAGGTAAAGACGGCTTTTAAGGTCGTTGATGCCAGCAGTCTGATCATTTCGAACAACCTTGACGGTACGATTAATCCGGCCTTCCCGGAAGAACTCCAGCCACGTGACCGTACACGGCTATCCAGCAAACTCCAGGTTAACCGTATTGCCTCCAATTTACGCCCGGCACAATTAACGGATTCCGGCATGAGCAGCCACGGAGCGCCGATAGTTGGTCCAGACAACGTTGTTGAATCCGGCAACGGAAGGAGCATGGGTATCTGGCGTGCCTATGAGCAAGGGCAGGCGGATGAATATCGCCAGTACCTGATCGATCATGCAAAAGAGTTTGGTCTGAATTCTGACGACATTTCACAAATGTCTATGCCCGTACTGGTGCGAGAAAGACTCACAGATGTAGATCGCGCACAATTTGCCCGCGATTCAAACATCAGCGATCTGCAAGAGATGGCTGCAAGTGAAAAAGCGTATGCGGATGCGCAATTTCTCACTGAGAGCGTCATGGCGCTATTTAATCCTTCAGATGATGGAAATCTACTGGCGCGGTCCAATGATGCGTTTATTCGTGCGTTTTTGCGCGAAATAGGTGATACGGCGACGGCAGGTTTGCTTACTGCCGATGGGCGTCCAACGAAACAACTTATCGACCGCATCCAGAATGCAATTTTTGCCAAAGCGTACAAGGATGAAAGGCTTGTTCGGCTGGTGGCGGAAGAGCCAGATCCGGAAATGCGTAACATCCTTACAGCATTAAATACGGCAGCCAGCGATTTTGCGCAAATGCAGTCACTTTCAGGCGATGTTCACCATGACACGGTAACCGGACTAGTAGACGGCATAGAGCAATTGAATGGTCTGGATAAACAGGCTATTGCCGCGCTACAGGAAGCAATTAACCTTGTTCGTGAAGCAAAAGATAACGGTCAGGCAGTAGAAGAGGTGATCGCACAGCGCGGATTGTTTGGAGATAGCACTCCGGAAGCGGAAGCGCTTGCTCTGTTTATTGTTGCCAACAACAGAAGCGCTAAGCGTATGGGGGCCGCTTTCAAGAAACTGGCGCAAAAAATTAACGATGAGCTTATTCACCAGCAACAAGCGTTAGGCGATATGTTCGGCGGCGGAGATGTCGATCTGCGTAGCATTTTGTCTGCCGTTTCCGATGAGATTGAAACTGAATTTGGTGAAGGGAAAGGATTGAGTCTTTCGATGTTCGAAAATAGTCATAGGTAAAGATTCTCACCCCCCTGAAATAACACACTGATTATGCTGCCGCGAAACTGGAAACCATTTCGCGGTGACTCATGGCAACGAAAGATAAAAACAAAGGCTTTCTGTCGGCATTGAAGAAGGCCTTCAACAGTGGCGATGTCACGCCTGCTGATCCGGTCGTTTTTACAAGCGGGCATAGTGTCGTTGCGCGTTCTGGCCTGTCTGCTTTACGTCCGGGTATCCTGGGTGGCAATAGCGATGGCATGACAAGCGCGGCAGATACAGTATCAATTTCGGCAGAACTGCCCGGCGACCGCCTGCAAAAGTACAACATCCTGGAAACGATGGCGAAAAGCCCAACCATCTCCACAGCCTTAAATATTCACATTGCGCACGCTCTGGCACCGTCAAAAAAAACGGGGCTTGCGTTTATGCTTGCGCCAAAAGACGGGGCAGATACTGAATCCGTCAAAAGGTGTGAAGAGTTAACAGCCGATTTAGGGGCAATGATTAATGATGGCCTGCCGTCATGGGCCATGGTTATGGCTATTTTTGGTGTGTCGTATGTTCGTCCCTATGCCGAGCAGGGGAAAGGGATTACGGGCATCGAGTCGAGTTATTACACATTGCCTCACTTCATCCAGGAGTTCTATCGGGGAAGCCAGTTTGTTGGCTTTGGGGGTGATTACATCCTGGATTCTGAAAGTATGCGCCGGGTGATCACAGAACCGTGGAACCTGGTTGCGATGAAAAACCCATACTGGACACCGCAGCATAAATTAATGCCCGTGACTTATGGGGCGAAGGGATATTCCCTGTTGAGCGATCAGAAAGACAAACCGCTCACTGAAACACAGAACTATGGCACGTCTTTTCTGGAATACAGTTACGAACCATTCCTGAATCTATGTGCTGCCCTTGCCGCGCTGAAATCTACGCGTAATAACGCTGCAAAAATTGACAGGCTTATCGCCCTGACGACCAATACGCTCGATCCTGTCAATGCCGCGAACTATACGCGAGGCGTCAGTCAGGCATTAAAGCGCCACAGTGACATGCTGGCGCAGCGATCAATAAATGCCAACGCCATCCCGACCGTGCTTAACCATCTGATCCCGGTCATGGGCGATGGGAAGAACGGAATCACTATTGATACGCAGTCTATCCCCGCAGATATCAGTGGCATCGAAGACGTTATGTTTCACCTTCGTCAGTTATCCGCCAGCTTAGGTATTGACGCTACGATGCTCGGTTGGGCCGATCAAATGAGCGGCGGGCTTGGAGAAGGAGGTTGGCAACAGACCGCTATCCAGGCGGCGCTTCGTGCTAACTGGATACGGCAGGCGGCACAGAGAACCATTTACCGCCTGTCGGATATTCATCTCGCGTACAAGTACGGCAAGGTATACACCGAAACCAATCGTCCCTATGCCGTGCAATTCAACTCGATGAATACGGCTATTCAGGAAGAGGAAAACAGAGAACTGGATGCCCGCGCTAACTTTGTCGCCGTCATCTCTCAAATCATGGATCAAATCCAGAACAATCCAAAGCTGGCAGGCAGCGAAGCCTTTATGCGTTACCTGTTTACCGAACAGTTGCATATCGATAGCGACACGCTGAATACCATGCTCAAGGAGTTTAAGGAAAACGAATCCGACTCGAATAATGAGCATGGGATGTATGAGTCCGCGCCAGCCTCGTCTGGTGATAACCCGGAAAACTGGACACCAGAACAGTTGATTAACTTCGCAAAATTCGTGATGAGCAATTAACCGGAGGGAATGAATGCAATCACTGAACACCGTTACGGATCGCTTCTCTTTGGTCGAGAAAATTCGTAAGCATACGCCGCAAAACAACCGAAATTACGTTATTCAGTCGGTGCGGGAGACATTGAATTCTCCTGAGACGAAAGAGAGGATTGCGCTCGGTGAAATGTATGGCTATTACGGCCACGGTCGCCGCGCAATGCATTACGACAAAACCAAAAGTCTTAATTTGCCAGAAGTTTCAGTCGTCATGGTGGATGGAAAGCCTGTAGTTCTTGAAAACGTACCATCTAACAGGACGATTGATATTTCAGTTGATGACAATGGTGTTGTTACGCATACACAGGAAATTCTGGATACCGATACCGGGCGTATAGTGCAGGGGATGATTAATTCAGGTGCTGGTGGGTGGTCATGGGCGACATCTGGACCGGATTCCTCAGTCTCCATGGTGAAGTCGTTTCATGGTTTCGATTATGTGACGGTGCCTAACTATATCAGCCTTGACAAGAAAAGCCTGATGCTTGAGTCAGCAGAGGAGAGAGAGGCTGCGATTCACGCGGCGCTTATCGCTCAGGGCTTTACAGATAATGCCGCCACCGATCTTGTGCATCACTTCTCAGCAATGAAGAGTCAGCAAGCCATGCTCGAATCAGTACAGCGTGAAGCCCTGGAATCAGAATTGATGCTCCTTGAAGTGGAAAACATGCAGCTTCGCGACAAGCTACGCGCTCAGACAGCAATGATGGAAAGCCAGGGTGAAGATGCGAAGAAATGCCGTCGTATCCTGCGTGACGCTATCCAGGAAATGCCTGTATTCATCAGTGCAGAGCAACGCCGTGCATTATGTCGGATGCAGTCAGAAGATGACGCCCGAATTGTGGCAGCGATGCTTGAGTCTCTGGGGGTAAATGCAACGTATGGCCTGCCTGTTACGAAAGGAGAGAAGCAGCAAGCACTATCTCAAAACAACAAGAATGTAAGCCCGTTGATCTTTGTTTCGCGACGTTAGGTCTTTTTGATGGAATTAAATTTCTAACACAGTGTATTAATATACACTGTTGATTAGTGATTAATGTTTCGGGTAGGATCGCGTTCGTTGCTCAGTTTGATGGGCGTAGAAAGAACAAAAGCCGCTGGGGGGCGGCTTTTGAGGGCGATAAATCTATTTGAGTAGATTTATCAGAGGCGTAGGTCTTAGACACCCACGCTGATATACCAAAACTTGGAACTCGCATTGATATATCAAGGATTACAGATGGATATTTTAAATTCAGATGCCATCACTTTCAACATTTTTGAGCGGAAAGGCAACGCTGAGTACCATAAGCATATCAAAGGCCACCAGCTAAGTTTCTTTGCCCGGCACAGTGGATTCCTGTCGCCAACACACGGTTCGATCATTGCCGAATTTTCCAACCTGGCAGGGTCAACTGACGAATACATAATCCGTCGCTCTTATGCTGATATGGCTGCCATTCTGGGCCGTAGCGTCTCCACCGTTCGCCGTGCATTTTCTGAGGCTGTTAAATGTGGAATGCTCACCAAGCAACATCAGATCGGCAGTAACAATGCTCAGGTTTGTAATGTCTACCGCTTCACCCCTGATTTCCTCCAGTTTATTTCCATCGTTTTGGAGACTGGACGTAAGCAGGGCGTCAAAATTGTTAATGCCACGAAACTGGTTAAGCAACTGATTTCAAAGGTACGTTCTTTTTTTGAGGTCAATGCCCCCCTGTTCAAAATGAACAACTCCCCCCGTGTTCATGATGAACAACCAATAGAAAAGAAGAATAAAACCGTAACCAAAAAAAGAGAAAGATCATGCCAGGTTCAGCCAAAGGCTTCCCAGGCGGTGTCCACTCAGTTAAATCCAGACTTTCTGAGTGAAGCGCATGTTGTTAGCGAAGAGCAGATAAACAGCCGCATAGCTGCTGCAAAAGCGCGATCCGCTAAACGTCAGGCTGACGACCGCCACGCGAAACGTCTGTCACTACATCGGGCTGCTGAAAAGTTAGCTCATAAAATTGCCTGGATTCGCGGGACAGGGAATGCGGGAAAGGCCAATAAGACTGCCAACGGGCTGGATTTTTCAATGGATTATTCGGCCTATCAGGGCTGCCAGACCGTTGACGAGGCGTTAAAGCTCATGAAACAACGAGGCACCAAAACTGAGTTTGATGATCGTGAGTGGCGTATCCCTGCTGGATTCCGAGGATGATGTGGGTAAATTATGACAGCTTAATACAGAAACCCCGGCCTGTACCGGGGTGTGGAGTCACGCTTCGCTGGTGGATGTGGCGGCCTCACCAGTAGGAAGTAAGGCAGTATTCCGTGGTTCTCCAGTAGGCCAGCGATAACCTGAAACGCGCGATGTTGGGAAAGCGCGGATATTCACGGCATCGCCCTGGTTGCCCCCAAGAATGAGCAAATCACCATTCGCCCGGCGACCAACGACAAAGCCGACATGCCCGCCGCCCACGCGAGTAAATACAGCAATACATCCATACGCTGGCGTATCGAGCGCCTCACCCCATGTCAGGTAGGATTTTGCTGACTCGAAGCGGCTGGAACGGATACCAACACGCTCTAACATTGCGCCAACAAAGGCCGCGCACCACGGCGTTTCATCATCTTTAATGCCGCCGCGCTTGATGTCTCGCCAGAACTGGACGATTTCAGGATTGTGTTTAGCCCCTTTGATTTCTGTCAGGCCAATATGTTTACGGGCTTCCATCAGCCAACGAGGATCGGTACTCACCATAACTACTCCTCTGGTTAACAAACGAACATAAACTATGGGGAGTGTGTGATTTTCATGGCAGCAATATTTGTTATCCGGGCACGCTAAAACCTACTCCTTAATGGCGGTTTTGGATGCCTACTTTTCGCTTTAGGTTACAGGTGGTAAGATGTTAACTGCATGATTTAAAAGTGTAAATTTGCAATATTTCTTAATGTAGGATAGTTCTATCCCACAATAAGAGGTTGAAAATGAGACTGACAAAAAGAAAAAAAGAGATACTCAGCTACTTCGAACCGGATAACCATGAGTGGGTGACAATGGAGATCGGATCGCCTCCGTTTGATGTGTCCGGGGTGACTTACCTGCTGCATGGCACGGATTCATTCGATAAACGGCATTATCTCGAATCAACAAGGCGAACACTTGATGCTATGGTGCGTGATGGCCTGCTTGAACGGGTAAACTCGTATGAAAGGCGACAAAACAGAACCCAGAGCGGTTGCGGTGATGGTATTCGTTGCATGGTTGTTCGCTATGGACTGCCCGGTCAGTGTGCTGTTATGCGCGATGATGCTGGGGCTGAAAACGCTATAGAAGGCGAGTTCGTGCGTGTCGCCTGACTTTCCCTAACTTGTTATCCCAAATTAACACACTCCATACTCTTTCAAGCCGTACCGCAATGTGCGGAGTTCACGGCTTTGAAGGGGATCTCCTTTGGACAAATTACTCAATTCAATCAATGCAGCCACCAGCATTGGTGGGCTGATTGACCTTATCAGTCGGTTACATAAACCACGTGCAATCGCCGCCTTCGGCGTTAAGAAGGTAGATGGCGTCAGCATTCAGAAGACTCGCCGGGCAGCTAATAACGCGGCAGTCAATCTTCTTAACTCTTTGCCTCCCGGTTTCGATGGCTCTCAGTTGACAGACGAACAGCGTCAGATCCTTGCAGGATACACCGGGGAAGGTGGTCTGACGGATGGCGAAGGAAGTCAGTACGAGTATTACACGCCGCAATTTATGGCAGAAGGTATCTGGGATTTATTTTCGGATTACGGCATTGATAGCGGTCATGTTCTTGAACCGTCAGCGGGTACGGGAATTTTCCAGGAGACGAAGCGGCAGGGCATGATAATGACGAGCGCCGAATTGTCTCCGATTTCTGGTCGAATTAACCAGTTATTGCACCCGGAAGATGATGTGAATATCGGAGCGTTTGAGTCGCTTGCAGCCAAAGATGCAATGTATGACCACGCGGTGGGTAATGTGCCGTTCGGGGAAGGTCGTTCCGGTGTGGCTGGATTAGATCCTGCCTATGCGAACGAAAAGAACGTAGGTAACTACTTTGTGCTTCGTACCATTGACAAGGTTAAACCTGGCGGGCTGATCGTGCTGGTGGTGCCTAACGGCATGACCGACGGCACTAAATACAAGAAACTGCGTGACAAGGTTAGTCGTAAAGCGGAATTTCTGGGCGCACATCGTATGCCTTCCGGTACGTTCAGCGAATCCGGTACAGATACAGTTGTGGACGTATGGGTATTGCGTAAACACCCGGAAGCCTTCCTGGAGATGATCCCAGATACGGATGATGCGACGCTAAAATCGGCAAATGTCCTTTGGGATACCTTTCTGAAAGGCAAGTGGTTTACAACCGAAGGGAAGCGATTCGTTTACGGCGACATGGAACGCACCAGCTTCCGCAACACCCTGGTGGTGAAAAAGGACGGTCGTGTATCCAATGAGTCGATGAAAACCGCTCTATCGCGCCGCTTTGAAAGCCGCATTAATTGGGATTTGCTTGGCGTAACTACTCAGGCATGGCAGGGTGCCAAAGTAGGAGATAAGCGCCTTGTAGGTGGCATCTGGCACGAGTTTGATGGCCTGAAATGGGTTAAAGATGCGACAACCAAATCCTCCGTACTTGATGTAAGCCGATATGGTGTTTCGACATTCGGTGATCTGCAAACAACGTTCCAATCAACAAACGGCATTCTGGCTCTGTCATGGGGGCAGATATCCGCGATCGCTTCCGACTATCCATCGGTTATCAGTGATGAAGTAGCGGCAATGATTCGCTTTGCTGGGAAACAACGCGAAAAAGACCGTGAGCGCATTATGCGCGGTGCGCTGATCGGGCAACTTATCAATAAAGCGCTGGATAAACGTAACCTTGGTGAAAACGTCGATGATGAACTGGCTGATGCCGCACGTCTGACGGCTGCCGAAGTTGCTAAATATGGCCCACCACACGCCATTAAGCTAAACGATATTACCGAAGCGGGCGCGAAGAACTGGCTGACATTCACCGGGAACGTCAATCAGGACGGTGAAGCATCCGATCTGCTGTCCGGACGGCTTGATGTTAGCAAAGGGGCTGCTGGTATTGATTTCACTCGTCCGGAACAGGTTGTGACACACCTTTTCAGCGATGTTGCCCTTAATCCTATCAATCTTGATGACTTCCGCGAGGCGTTTAAAGGCGAACTGCCCGAAGACGACGATGAAGCACTGGAATACCTGGCGAAATTCGACGATATCGCTATTGATGGATATGGTTGCCTGCTACCGATGGGCCGTGCCACTAGCGGTGATATTAAATCAAAAGTGGCACTGCTGGTGGGCTGGCGAGACGCGTCCACAGGAGAGCGGAAGGCCAACTTTGAGCGCCAGCTTACAAAAATCGAAGAGAAACGCACGTTTACACCGCTGAACAAAGTCACGGTAAACCTTAACGCACGGTGGTTGGATCGCCGCCTGATAAAAGAGTTCCTGGCAGAGCAGGGCTATGACGAGTTTAAGTATACAGAACCCGACCTTAAGGTTGAGAACGGCATTCTGGTATCCCCGGACGATTACGAAGGTAAGGACGGGGTATTTACTGGCTACCAGCTACGAACCGTAAACGGCAAAAACGGGAACGAGTTCAAGAAAGCGAATAACAAAGATGGCTTCCTGAATCAGCTTGAGAACTACCTGAACGGTGTTAAACCGCGCGGACAGAACGCTAACGAGTACCTGGACAAAATCGCCCAGCTTGAGACGAGTTTTAACGACTGGTTAAGAACTCACCCGCAGGCAGACCAGATCGCCCGCGATTATAACGACGCCTTTAACGGTTATATTCCATTTACCCATTCAGACGCACCCCTGGGGCTTGAAGGCATCAGCGGGAAACGTATACCGCTTTCTTACCAGAACGAAGAAGTTCGTCGTCTGTCGGAAGATGGGCGCGGGATTATGGGATTCGGAACTGGTTTGGGTAAAACGACGACCGCGCTGGCACTGGAAGCCTATAACTTTGAAACCGGGCGAACCAAACGTACCTGTATCGTTGTTCCAAAGGCCGTATACCAGAACTGGTATCACGAGGCACAGAGCTTCTACAGTGCAGATGCCTTCGCCAATATGATGTTTATCGGTCTGGACGAAGTGCGCGATGGTGACGGAAATATTCAGACTGCCCCAGTGCTCGACCAGGACGGCACCCCGCGACTTGATAACGACGGCAATCCGATCACCCGTAATGTTGTTAAAGAATCCGCCAGTGCCGTTATCGCTCAACGCATGAACATGATCCCATCGTCGAACTGGCGAACGGTCATCATGACAAAAGAGCAGTTCGCATCTATCCCGTTGCGCGATGAAACCATCGGAGAAAACTCACAGCAGGCTGTCTTTAATGCCGCCGAAATGGGGCGTCTTGACCTGGCGTCAGGCAAGCACCGTGATGCGCAGAAGAAGAACAAGATTAAGGACCAGGCCGCGAATACCGGTACAGCGAAGAAGCAGAATATCCCGTACTTTGAGGATATGAACTTCGATAGCGTAATTGCCGACGAAGGGCACAACTACCGCAACTCCTTTGGTGCCGGGCGTGAAGCGGGGCAACTGGCATATTTACCTAATCCGGCGGTATCCAAAATGGCCCGTGACATGGCTGTAAAAGCTGCGTACATGATGAAACGTCACAATGGGCGCGGCGTCGTAATGCTGACAGCAACTCCGCTGGTTAATAGCCCTATTGACGCCTTCAACATGCTGTCAACGGTGATCCCTCAGCACGAGTGGATGCACATGGGGATTATTACCCCTGACGACTTTGTGCGAGTGTTCGGTAAAACAGCCACTGTTCAGGTCCAGAAAATTTCTGGCGAAGTGGAAGAGAAACAGGGGCTGGTGGGCTTCCAGAACCTTGATGGTCTGCGTGGCATTTTCCACCGCTGGACAACGCTTAAAACGGCTTCCGATGTTGGTGCAACGGTAAAAATCCCGGATATCGTCGAAAACACCTTGCAGATCCCAATGACTCCAGAGCAGCAAGCAGCTTATGAAGAGCTTCGTAAACGCGCGCAGGAGTTAAGTCGTGGTGATGACGTCACTGTCGATGATGAAGGCAATATCACTCGCGGGAAACCGGATGATTTCATTTTCTCTATCATTCGCGACATGGATAAGGTCGCTATCGACCCGGATCTTTACGCCAGCGCTATCACATTCCAGTTCCCTGTAGAGCTTACTGAACAGGTGAAGTCTATAGCTAATAACCTACCAAAAGTGGCTGGTGGGAAAGCGGCAGACGATGCAGAAGAAGCAGAGGAGGATGCGACCGGAGGCCTGGTCAGTACCCGTACCAGCAAGGTTGTAGCTACAACATTTAGTGAGCATCCAAATCACGTCGAATTGCGTGCCAGCATTGACCTGGAGGCTGAAATACTCAAGGCAATTGCTGATGCAGGCATCGACATGAAACAGGTGTCACACCCGATCCCGCCTAAGTATGCCGCACTTATCGAGAACCTTCGTGAAGGGCTTAAGAACGGTAAGCAAATTATCTTTATCGACGAGAAAGCCCAGCACCAGAAACTACGTCGCATCATTGCCAGTGCGTTGCAAATGTCAGAGCAGGAGATAGGCATTATCAATGCTACGACTGTTAGCCAGGCTGGTGGTGTTAAGCTGAAAAAGGTCAAAAAACCGACCGAACCGACGCCAAACAAAGACGGTGAATACAAAGAAGGCGCATGGGAAACCTACTACAGTAAACTGGCCCAATATGAGGATTATCTCTCTGCTAAAAATGATGCTGGCCTTGAGGGGATGGAAGGTATTGCTGCCGACTATAACGAAGGGCGCACGCGGATCATTATCTGTAACAAGAAAGCCGAAGTAGGTATCAACCTGCATATTGGAACGACCGATATTCACCACCTGACACTACCCTGGACTCCTGCCAGTATCGACCAACGAAATGGGCGCGGTGCGCGCGTAGGTTCTCCGCAAGAGAAGGTTAATGTTCACTATTATTGTGGCAAAGGCACATTCGATGACTTCCGTCTGGATACGCTTAAACGTAAGAAAGACTGGATCAAGATGGTGATGACCTCCGATATGTCAGAGATCGCCAATGGTGATGCGGATGACGCTGATGAGCGCGCCATTATGCTGGCGGCAAATCCGGAAGAACGACGCGCAATTATGGCTCGTCAGTCGAAAGAACGTGAGGAACGCCTGCGACTTAAAGCGCAACGCGAAGCCAATAATGCTCTCGATAACTACCTGAAAGCGGCGAATGCTGCCGGGAAGGATATCGGCATGATGGAGGCAGAACTGAAAAGCGCGATGGAGCAGGCGCAACGATACCAGAGTGATCTGGATGGACTGATTAAGAGCGGCACCAACAAAAACGGACAGAAATATACGCTTTCAGCACTAAGCAAAGCTAAAAAAAGAGTGCGTGAATTGCGATTTGCAATCACCAGGGCGAAGGACGCGGATACTGTTATGAAACGCTCTCGTGGTGATGTGGAGCGTGCTATTAAGTCTGGTGTGCTGGATATCAGTATCGATGTTATTCAGAACCCGCAGGAGTATATGCGCACTGGCAAGAACATCCTGTTGCATAAAGGTAGTTACTACCGTGCAGTCATTGATGCTGAATACGAGACAACGGCGATTGTACGCGTGACACAAATTGAGGGCGAAAAAGCGCAATACACCTGCCGCGTCGCCTGGCTGGATAGAGCAAGTCGCCACTCTCGTTCTCCTGGCTCAACCATGACATTACCGTTTGACTCAGTGGTTGAAGCGGTAACATTTGAAGAGGGGGTGGCTGAATCACGAGAAATAGCGGCACGTGGTGTTCAAAGCCACCAGCTTTCAACCTCTCTTTCTCGCGATCAATTCTATGACGCTATTCGTAGCGGTGTTATGCGGGTAACCGGGAAAGATCGTGGCGGTTGGCAAGGAGCACCGGATGTAAACTATTGGGCTTATCGTAACGCCAATGGTCAGATTCAAATGGCCTTTACCTATGGCGGGATGATTGGTCAAAAAATTAGCGCATCTGGAAGTGACGAGATAGCACCTGAACAATGGATTTATCCTGATGTAAACGACGAAGCATTAAAACGCGAAGTCGCGAAAATCCAGACAGGTGATAACCCACTTCGTATTTCAGAGGCAGAAGGTTTTCTCCGTGCATTGTTTGGCTTCGATTATGAGCAAGGTATGGAGGCATGGGGCGCTCAGGCCACTATGGATGATGTGGTCAAGGCGTTCGATGGCTGGATGGCAGGGCGCGATCTCTCCGGGCGTTCACTTGAAAAAGTGACTCAGGAAGATGTCCGCAGCTTGTTCCGCAAGCCAAATGGAGAAGGCCTGGAAACGTACTGGCGAGGCGTGCTTTCTTTCCGCGATTTCCAGGGGCGCATGAAAGCCTTCACCAATGGTTCGGAGATTTCGCAGATGTTCGAACAACTGCGAACGTCCAAAATCACAACCAAAATTGAGAAAACACGCATGGCGCTAAATGCATGGCGTGATGCGCTGTTTGATCAGTACAAAATGCAAAGTGATGCAGATGGTTGGGCGTCACTTGCCTCGTTGGCAGATCAGTCAGTTTACAGTGCGCAACTAAGCATTTCTAATGCCGATAATCCGCTTGAAACATCTGCAACAGTCTGGATTAAAGCGGGGGCGTTAATTCATGCATTTGAGGATAAAAGCATTACCCGTGATGATTTCGCAGATGCAGATAGCTTGAATCGTCTTGTCGGGATGGCTATACGCCATGCTAACGCCTTAAAAGCGGGCGGGTATGTGGAAGAGTTGCCTGATGCTCTGAAATCTGCAACGTGGGATGACTTTGTGTCGCTTAAAAATGGTGGCGCTACGGAGTCAGAGATTGCTGAACGTCTTGCGGCGGCTAAGACTGAACGGGAAGAACAGGCTGATGTAGCTGAGATCAAGGCTGACGAGGTAGCGAATGATGATTACATTATCGTGGTAAACGATAAGCCTATTCGCGCCAAAGCACGTGTACGCGGTCGCTGGTGGAGCGTAAGTGAAGACGCTGGTGCTGTTTATCTCATTGCAGATATGCCCGGATCTTCATCTATTCGCAACGCAAAAGATGCCATCAAGAAAATCGGTGGGCGTTTCTGGAACTTCGAAGTTAACCCGGTTGCCGATGTGGACTTTGACCGTCCGGCCTGGATGGTATCGACGCGTTATTCAATTGATGAAGTGCGTAAAATCATTGAAGCGGCGGCTTAACAGATATGGAGCGGCCTCGAAAGAGGCCGAATTAAAATGACAACATTGATCGACACAGTAAAACCAACGGAATCTTACCTTGAAGAAATTTTGCCACAGGCACTTGTTGGCAGGGGAGAAGGTGAATACCTGGATGCCTATCTTGGCGTAATGGTCGAAAGGTTGAAAAAAGAACCGTTATTGTACCGGCTGTATGGTCCGTGGTGGCCTGCTATCAAAACGCAATTGCTGGAGCGCGGAATTACTGACTTTGGTCAGATTGTGGATGGCGATGTGGCAACTATCTATAGCATGAGTCGCCCGGCATTGACTCTTCTCGCGGCGCATTTGTATTCGGCAGAACGTCTGGAAAACGATGCGGTTTACAATCAGGTCCACCAACTTGAAGTCGCAAGCTATGCTGATGATACAGAACCGTATCTGTACACCAGTTATGACGAATCTATAGAAAAATACAGCATTGCGGGGTGATTATGCGAAAGAATCGGCTTTTCACGATTGATGATCTAAAAGATTACGCATTGTCAAAGGGATACGAACTTGACTTTCATCGTTATAAGCGTGTTTTTACACTGATAAAGATTGATAGTCCTAATGAATGGAGTTGGATTTATTATCCTCATACTGAGGATAAATTGGTCGAACGTGTTGATAATTTAAACTTTGACGGGTGGAAAGTAGCCATTGATAAGACAATTAGCAGTATTACCGAACAGGATAAGATAAACTATTGAAAATAATATGCTGGGTAGATTTAATGCGATTTACCCAGTTCTTTGATGCATGTCATCCATTGAACTTAAAGCAGGTCCGAGCAGTTGCATATCTACCTCCCTTGAGTAGTATTTAGCATGGTTTTGGCATTTTAATCATTTTGTTGTTAATTTCAGCTAATGAAAGCTATAACATGTGTTAGAAATTACAATCGAACAAAAAGACGCCATTACGGATTTGGAGCAAAAACCCTGCACGCAGCCGCTCTTCTAGAGCTTGCAAATAACCCCGAACTAATCAAAGGGAACCATGAACACTACGAGCAGGTTCGCGTTCTGGATTGGCTCTATCGCCACATGCGATATGTGTACGAACATACACACGCCACCCCGAACGGAGGACTTCGTGGAATAAGGACAGCTATCAAAATGGTCGCTGAGGGGCAAAAGAAAGGTTATCCAGACCTTTCGATTGATCTTGCGCGTGGCGGTTATCACGGAATGCGCATCGAGATGAAGCAAGGGAATAATCGTTTAACTCCCGAACAAATCGTCTGGATGACACGCCTCACAGAAGCAGGTTACTACTGCTTTGAGGCGCGAAGTGCCGATGAAGCCATCAAAGCTATCACGGAATATGTTGATCTAACTTAACGGAGAAAATGTTTTGCATTTAAGTACCGTGGCTGAACTTGTTCCCGCTGGAGTTTGTGTTGTTGCCCGTCGCAGTGGTTGGAGTCCTTCCATGTGCATCGGAATTGAAAAGCAAGTGAATGGGAACGTGGATTACACAAACCTTTTTACTGGCGAAAAAGTCCATATCACGCCGGACAGTTCTTTAGCTGATGATTGGGAGTGCGCGCCTTGCTGAGAAGTCACTACGTCAGTCTGGCATTCGCAGATGACGCAGGCAGAACGCGAAGCATCGTTATGAAGAGCGCCCGCAAAGCGGTTACTGCCCCGCTCATCAGGGAAGCCCTGAACGAACTTGATATGAATGAAAATGCCACGCTGCTTTCTGCGTGCTGGATGGGAAAGATGTCCGATCCAGAATACGCCAATGGCGTTAATCAGCCAGGTTTCTTGCGAATGAAATGGTTGCTGACTGCAATCCTTATCTTGCTTTTAGCCCTTGCCTCAATCTGGTTATGGTCCGTAATACATCCTTGATTAACCTCTGATACCCGCCCAATGGCGGGTTTTTTGACTTATGGGTATTCCAAAGAAACTTAATTACTAATAAAATATGTTAGAAAATTAAATTCAAGTTTCAAAAGGAACCTCCATGAGTCAGCAAGCAGTAACCTCCTCCACCGAAGACATCATTTCTGCGGATATCGATACACTCCGCAGCCAGATACAGTTGTTACAAAAGCGGACTGCCGGAGATGACCTGTCAAAACGCCTTTTTGAAAGCACTCTTGCCACAGCAGATAACCTTGTAAATGACATCAATCAGCTACTGGATGCGGGTGCATCAGACTACAACGCCCTGGTTGATCAGTTCGAAGAATTTCAGCGTGTCGTTAACGCCAGCCTGATCAGTTTTTCCCATGCTACCGGGATGAGCGCCACGGCGGAGACGCTGGGTGAAATCATTACTGAGTATGCAGAACAGCATAAAAGAGAGATCGGTACACTTGAAGCCAGTCTCCAGCAGGCCAACACGCTACGCGCAGCGGCAGAGTCAGATTTACGGCGCTATAAGAAAGACTTCCCGTCCAGCCTGGCAAAACGCCTGGATGACAGCGAGAGAGATAACCGTTCCCTTAAAAGAGAACGCCGCGAACTTAAAGAGCGTGTATCCGAACTGAACAAAGTGAGCATTAAATACCAGGGCGAGAACGTAAGCCTGCGTAAGAAACTTGCTTCTGCTCAGGCTATCATCGAGAAGTTAAAGAGTGAATGTTCTCAGCTTGGGTATGATCTGAATCGCGCCTGCGGTATGCCAGAACGCCCGGAATCTTTCCCGCTCATGTACGATGGCAGGGATGCGGTTGCTTATATTCACGAATACCCACATGGCCTGGTTGCAGAAACCGGACAGCGGGGAGAATCATTACTTACTGCTAACTATCACCTGCAAATTAGAACAAACCGTTTGCTGACAATGGATGTGATCCCGTCAGTTTGGGGAACGCCACTTTATTACCGAATGCCTGAGTTTGCCAAAGACTGGAACAACGACATCGACGAATGCCTTCACAATAAGATTATGGCGTACCTTGAAGAGGATTATCCTCGCTTGCATCGACGCATTATGGATGCCAAAGATGCCCCGGTTGACGAGTTAAAAATGCGTCCTGAGACGATGGAAGGCATCAAGGACGCCGGATTTGATACTGTTTTCAGTGTGGCCTGCATCCCAAGCAACTTTCATGACGAGTTGCCATTCATGCAGGGCGACTGCCGACAGGAAATCATTGATTCCTGTCGGGTATGGGCGAATGAGTGGGATAAAAAGAACGGCGGTGTTGAAGATTTGTACGGGAGATGATTGACATCAAATTAATGTGTTAGAAATTTAAGTTGAACAAAATAACACATTGATTGTTTTGTGTGGTTGTCCTAAAATTTTTCGTGCTGGTGGGGTGATATCTCAACACGGCTTGCAGCAGGTAGAGCGTCACTCTTTTTCGCCAAATCTTAACCCACCAGCACTTCTAACAAATGAAAATGTTAGAAATATAATGCGTAAGCCAGGCGCCCGTGCAAATGGCAAGAACAGGTCAGCAGGAACTGATGATGCTCCATAAAGTGTTCTCCAAAAGTGCATTTTGCGGAGTAAACAACAAGCGACCTCAACGCCACGGATGGCAATGCATTCAGGGCGTGCAGTGATGATGATCTGGCAGAGAAACGTGCTTAGTGGGCCAGGCTGCTTCGGGTCATCATCAATGCACATCCTCAACATTAAGGAGGCATAGGGATTTTTTGTGGCGAGTATCTTTTGCCCTGAGTCTCCTTAATGTTGCGGTAATGCACCTATGCGGATGTGGCCTTGCATTGTGTCTTGAAAGAATGGGGTAAGGCCGGGGATATCCCCAGGGGGAGGCACCCCCGCCGCAACGAACAGCCACAGACGGCAGTCGAGTGATGGAAACGTGCAAAGACTTTAAACCTCGTTACGGCTGGCGTGGCAAACGCGACAACCGAGACAGAGCGGTGACGGGCGGAGAGAGTGCCGCATCAAGAAAGAAGCCGACTTGTGATCCCTTTCTGCGGGCATTTGAAAGTGGATCCAGCTCAGGCAGTCGGCTTCTTTCTTGTGTGAGATGTAGCGTATTTGCCCATCTTCGGGTGGGCTTTTTTAGGGTTTTCGTCATGGTTAGCGACTTTGCGGCGGTTTAGAAACCGACCATTAAAGTAAATGCAAACGATGATCTGATGATGGTAGCGGCCTAAGAAGCCTGACGCCACGGGGTATGAGTCGCCCCCCGTCAAGAAATCGACCGCAGAGTTTTCCCGTCTGTGTATTAAAGAACGGGGAGTCATAACAGGTAAGGGCGCTGGTGTGATTAACCAGATGAATGAGAAGGGTCAGGTCTTTCTTGGCAGCGTCCTTATCTGTTGTGGCAACTCGCGCAGCAGCCGGTGCTTAACAGCATTTGGACAGTTCCAAACCTAAGCGGGTATATCCCGTCATGCGGAAGGCGCTAACTACGCCGGAAGCCAGGGTCATGCACTCCCTGTTACCGAATTGCAGCCAGGGCGCGGTGCGCCGAAAAGCATACGAAGGTGGAAGCCCTTGCCGGAGACGTACCCGGTAATTGATGGTGTAGCTCAGCGGTAGAGCAGTTGGCTGTTAACCAACTGGTCGGTGGTTCGAATCCACTCACCATCGCCAGTGCCGATTTAGCTCAGTTGGTAGAGCGCCTGCCTTGTAAGCAGGATGTCAGCGGTTCGAGTCCGTTAATCGGCACCAACACAACAGGTAAGGGTATTTTGCGACGTCGGAGATCGCCGTGCTTGGCAGAGGGTTCGAATCCCTACGAAGTACCCTTACCGTTGTGATGAAGTGCAGCTCTTTGAAGCAACCAGAAGATAAGCATCTGGCTTCACAACATAAACCGCAGGAACGACCAATAAACGGTAGTCCGTATGGAGAACACCCCGTTGAGGAAGAGGCCTGGCCGGAACCGTAACCGGCACTACAACGGCCGGAGAGTAGGGAGCATGGTGCTCAAGCGGTCTTGAAAACCGTCCCATTGCGCAAGCAATGATGGTTCGATTCCATTACTCTCCGCCAGCGCAACGTTAAGAGTATTTGGCTAATTAAGCGAATGCCGGAAGCAGAACCGGATCACCAAATGCGTACAGGCGTCATCGCCGCCCAGCCAGCCAAGTGCTCTTACCATTGCGGTGAATGCGGCTAAGCGCACGCGGAACAGTTAAAACAATTTTCCTCAATAGTGAAGTCAAACATCCCGGCGTTAATTGTTAACTGGTTAACGTCACCTGGAGGCACCAGGCACCGCAATCTAATAAATATGTCACTTTTATTGAGGGATAACCAATGTTCGGTAAATTGTTCGGCAAGAAAGTCGCTTCTGCAAAAGTAGAGCTGAAAAAAGTTGAGAATCGCGATCTGATGGAGGCCATTATCGGTGGCTGTTTGTTGGTGTCTGCCGCTGATGGTGAAATCGAAAAAGAAGAAACAGCGAAACTTGATCAGCTTGTCCGTTCTAATCCGCGTCTTAGCCATTTTGGTAACGAAATTACTGCAACAATTACCCGTTTTACCGAGCAACTGGAAGCTGGCTTCCGTGTTGGTCGCATGAATATCCTTCGCGAAATTGAAGATATCAAAAACGATCCAAAAGAAGCGGAAGAAGTATTCGTTAACATGCTGACAATTGCAGAAGCGGACGGTGAAATCGAGCCAGCAGAACACAAAGTGCTGGAAGAAGTAGGCCGTCGTTTAGGTCTTCGTGTGGAAGATTATCTGTAATGGCAAGCAAGGCACGTATCGCAATCGCCATTGGTTTTCTCTTGCTGTCCGTGCTGGTGGATTTCACCAGCACAATCCTGTCGGTTTTATCGGACGGGGCGTTGGTGGCAGTAGCTGTAACATTGGTATGGCCTATATTTAAAACAGCTTCGAAGGATCAGTGATGGGATTCTGGGATTTTGCTGACAAGTATCCAATTGTTCTCATTATTATTGTTGCCATAGTTGTAGGCGACATTGTTAGCGCCATTGAAGCACTTAGTAAATAGTAATCCGGCCCCTTAGCTCAGTGGTTAGAGCTGGCGACTCATAATCGCACGGTCATCGGTTCAAGTCCGGTAGGGGCCACCATATTTGGTTGTAACACGGCGTATGGCACATGCGTCGATAGCGGTCTGGTGTAGCTGTTAGGTACCTTTTACTAACACTGTATGGGCACATCAGGTAGCCGGAATGTGCAAGCCCCGTTCATATCGTCGGACCGAGGACTCACCATCCTGGCGATTCGGTGTGACAGCCGGAAGAGCACGGCACATAACAGGTAAGGGTGTTTGATTAGCGCGTCATTATCGCTTGCGAAGTAGAGTCATCATCGAAAAGCAGCCCTTGACGGTCGATGCAATGAACATCCTTACCGTTGTGGTAATTGCGGCTATGCGCACGTGACGAAGCCATTTTCTTCAACTTTTTTGTATAAACAAAATCGTTCTGGTAAGTGTCGTCGCCAGGGGTGGCTGTCCTGGCAGGTGGAGGCACCACCGCCACAACCCTATCTCAACCCATCATATAGTCGCTAAGGCTGTATCTCATACTAATACGAAACAAGACACACACTACCGGGTATCCGGGGAATAGTTACGTCTGTAGGAAAGGAGAGGTTATGACTGTTTTGGCTAATGCAACGTATACAGAGCAGGATCGCATCTTGAGTGAGTTCATTGGACGCAATGAACGCTGGTCATGCATGGGTGACGCTTTGTATCACGCACTGTCAAACAAAGGGGTCAACATCGAAACGGCGTCAAAAGGCGATTCCCATGCTGTGACAGTAACAGTTCGTGGATGCAGCCTTACCGAAGTCCATCCCGAACCTTATGTTGCGCTTGCCGAGGCCGCTGTAAAACTCCTCAAGTTTCATAAACAGGCTGTCGCTGGTGGACTTTCCATTGCCAAAGCAAACATTCCTTTTTCTGTCGCAATCCACTGGTTAATGAACGGATTAGACGCACGCCGAAAATCCTGGCCTAATGGACAGTACATATCACTCGAACCCGGCTGCATTGAAAGTAAGGACAAGATGGTTAGCTTTCTTCCGGAAGGAATATTCAACGTGCAAAAGGGCGTCAAAGTCTCCATTCTTCCACGTCTGGTAATGATGGATGGTGCTTTGCAAGCACGTTCTGACTGGTTTGCCAGCAGCGTAGACATTATGGCAACTGACTGGGAGGCATTTTGATGTACGAAGAGCAGAAGCTAACAGTTGAACAAGCTAAGGAAATGGACTGGACGTTGCTTGACTGCAAAATCACGTCATGTCATGCAGGTGAAACAAAACTAGGTTACGAAAGTACCGTGCATGGGTATGCAACCCTTGCCGTTCGTGACGTACGTATTCGATTTAACTGGAACGCAAAGCAACTAACGCCGTTCAGAGCACCAACAGGACCACTTAATGTTGATCAGGACTATCTGACCGTACCACAAGTTGAAGGCTATTTGCTGTCGGAAAACGATGGGCGCAAGGCTGATTATGAAAGCGAGTTAAGGCTGGCGCAGGCGGTAGTCAACAAAACCAAAGGGAAGTGGTCCGCAAAAGTAAGACATATTGTTCGTTTAAGCAGATGGTAGTGTTAGAAATAAAACCTGCAATTTCTAACATTACTCACCTTTAGACAGTCTATAAACAATTAACATACTGATTAATATACCCCTCGGTCATTCTCTGCCCGGGGGGATTTAATGGATAAAATCAGCAGTGCTGAAATAGCGGATATCATGATCAGGAAAGACTGTTATCTTACAGTCACTGAGATAACCACCCTCGCCAAAGATAAATATCCTCATCTTCACGTATCACGTGTCAATGTTAACAATATCATCCGTCACTTTGTTCGTTCGAGCAGGGCTATTTGTGAGCGCGATGACCGCGTATACCCGCGCAAATACTGGCTTCATGGCCTTGACGGGTATCAGTTTAAGGTACGCGGACGTACACCGCAGTTTGACCGCCTGCTTGTAAAGAATTCCAACCGATTTATCTTTGGCAAGAATCAGACGGAACGCCGTGAACTGGTGAACATGGCTAACCGATTGTGGAATGAAGCCATTAAACGCCGTGGTGTTGCTGTATGACACTGGTTAATTGGGAAGAGCATCGTGCCCGGTTTCTGGCGTTGAAAGAGGAAAAAGGGATCACGGTAAAGGAATACTGTGAACAAAATGGCCTTAGTTTCAACACTGCCAGAAAGCATCTCAATATGAAAAAAAATGAGGTGCAGGCCAAAGTTAAACCATCAAAGAACCGCGCCAGAACACGCCAGCAACCCCGTGCTGGTGGGACAAAAAGACAGCAACGAGCGAGCGGAAAAGAATCAGAATTTACAAAAACTGACAATAGGCCAGCGACAAGTCAATTCAGGGAGATGCCGCGCAAGCGTAACGAGGATCATGCTGATAAGCCCATTGATAACAGTGAGTTAGCGGATTCATCAAAGGGATCATTTGCCGATAAAAAAGCAAAAATGATCCCAGAAAAGGATAAAAAGACATCTTCAAGTCAGAGATCATCGCAAATGATCCCCGGCGAATCAGCACAATGTGCCACCTTGCCGTCGAAAAATGTCGCCCGTGAAATGATGCAGAACGGTGCGGCTGAGCATCTGCGTAAGGCCATCCTGATGGCTCAGGAACGCGCCATAGAATACCAGTCAATTGTAGACATTGAGGCGGCACGGCTACGTAAAGAAATTGATATTTTAGGCGATGGCGAGCCGGAAGGGATACACCCGGCCCAGCGTCTCTGCGGTCTCATGCAGGATGCCGCCTATTACATGAACGACTTCATCAGCCGCCTCGCAGCCATTTATCAGGCAGAGCAAAAACTCCAGCAAGGCCAGGAAAAACTGATTCAGGGGGCGCGGCAGCAGGCATTTAAAGAGGCTGAGGCCAGAGAAAAACTGGACATTGCACGCCTACAGGCAGAGCAACGTAGCAAAGAGATTGACTATCGTCTTGGCGCTGATGCACGCGCCGCCAGGGTTATCGCAACCGCTATACGTATGCGCGAGCGCGAAGAACTGGACGATATAGGTGTTGCGGAATACATCGAGCGGCAAGGGGTAAGTGTTCCTGCAATCCTGGCTGCGCGTGCGGCGAAAGCCATCACGCTTCTGGAACCGCCAATTTCTGACAGCAATGATGTTGATGATGAACAACTGGACAAAGAAGCGCGGGAGTTCGCCTCACTCCAGGCTAACCATCCGCAGTGGTTGGCAGATCGCCGTGCCGATGTGGCAACAATAGTTGAAGACCTGGGGTGTGGTGATTATGACCAAAATGGTGAGCGTAAGGCAGGTGAATTCGAGTCCAACGATGATGAATTGGATATAGACCCCTCCGCAACGGCTGAAATTTACGGCGATTACGACGCGTCAGATACAGAGTATGACGGCGGATATGATGAAATCGCCATAGAATCGCCAGAGGCTGATTAATGGCGCGCAGTCGTAAGATTAAGTGCGTCACCAGTGATCCACGCTGGCGCGACATGGTTATTAAATATCGCTACAACTTTACCCAGGCTGTTGTTGATATTTTCGGCATGTTTCCATCCCACCAGCAGCAGGAGATCATCCAGTCTGTACAGCAAAAGGGGAGTAGGACCACCGTTACTTCTGGTCACGGTACGGGGAAATCATCGTTAACGGCAATGTTGTTGCTGATTTATCTGATTCTCTTCCCGGATGCCCGTGTCATCATCGTCGCAAACAAAATAGGCCAGGTAAAAACAGGCGTATTCAAATACGTTAAGCAATATTGGGCGAACGCAGTAAAGCGTCATGGGTGGCTACAGACTTACTTTGTCTTATCTGACACCATGTTTTATGAGCGTTCCCGCAAAGGGATCTGGGAAGTTCTCTGCAAAGGTTATCGACTCGGTAACGAAGAAGCGCTGGCGGGGGAGCACGCGGCACATTTGCTTCTAATTCTGGATGAAGCATCAGGTATATCTGATAAAGCGATCGGGGTAATGACCGGGGCTTTGACAGAAGAAGATAACCGGATGCTTATGCTTTCCCAGCCAACCAGACCAAGTGGTTATTTCTACGACTCGCACCATTCTCTTGCAAAGACTCCGGGTAATCCGAAAGGGATCTGGACCGCAATTGTTCTTAACTCAGAAGAATCTCCGTTTGTTACGCCACAATTTATCAGGCAGAAACTCCTGGAATATGGTGGGCGCGATTCCATTGAGTACATGGTTAAGGTGCTTGGTCAGTTCCCTAGAGAAATTAATGGCTATTTGCTTGGTCGTGACGAATGCGATCGGGCTGCACGGCGTAAGGTATTGCTGGAGAAAAACTGGGGATGGGTAGCAACTGCCGACGTGGGTAATGGACGAGACAAGTCCGTACTTAACATTTGTAAGGTGTCCGGTCCCAAGGATAAACGACGCGTTGTTAACTTTAAGTTAATGGAAATGCCAGGCACTATGGACCCGTTGGCCTTTGCTGACTTTATTTATAACGAATGTACGCCGGACAAATATCCGAATATTACAATCGCAGTTGACGCAGATGGTTTTGGTTCTGATACCTGTGCGCAGTTAGTACGTCGTGGTGCTAATCCGGTAAGGATCAGGTGGGGTAAGCCCATGTTTTCGAACAAGGACAAGGAGCGGTTTGTTAATCAGCGTGCCTATGCAAATATTATGGCTCGTGATGCCATAAAGTCAGGGCGTATGCGCATAGATAGCGATCCAAAAACGGCAGAGCAAGCGTCAAAAATTCCTTTTCTAATGAATGAGGAAGGGAAAATGGCGATGATGCGTAAAGAGCACATGCGTCAAAAGCTAAATATCAAATCGCCTGACCGATGGGATACTTATTGCTTCACCATGCTGGTGGACTATGTGCCTGCAAATGAGGATGTGGGGGCGGAAATGGCGACCTTCCGCGATGATGTTCTGGCAGAGATCGAAATGCCGGAACTGGATATTTAAAGCCCCGCTTTTGCGGGGCTGGTGGATTAACGAAGTTTTGTTGCTGACATTGTTTGATTGAACGTGTATCCGTATCGTTCCTCAATTTCTTTGCCGTATTTCTTGCGTGCATCGGTCAGCCGGACACCTGTCAGGTCATCGCCTGATGCCATCATGACATCAATCAACTCCATGTCCATTTTTTCCAGGCGGATAAGCGCCTCTCTCGCCGCGTTCACCTTTCTTTCAATGACCTGGCGGATCTCAGGCGGCGTAGAGTTCAGAAGCGCCTGGCTTTTGTTGTTAAAACTCAGGTTTCTGGACTCAATGCTACGCAGAATATAGGCCTTAGCCACATAGCTTGGCTGATTCCTGGTGATGTCGTTCACACGATACAGACTAAAATCGCCCAGCGGGCCACAAGGGATAGGCTTCACACCGGAATAAACGGTAATACTACGGCGTTCATCTACGTTATTAACCACAGGGATCTTCAATTCTTTATTGCGTGAGAACACCAGCGCCCCGTGCGCACCCACTCTTAAGCGAGACAGGGTGTTGTCAGATGTGAGATCAGAGGTCAGCACCACATCGGTATAGCCATCTTTTCGTGCGCGATAGAGTTCGCCTTCCGGCTCCATTGCAAAGAAATGTCTTTCTTCTTCAAGGGCACCTACGACCTGAGAAAAGATAGGGCTTTTTTTACTTTTCTTAATGACTTTATCGTACTTTTTCAGCAAACTCTCGCGCGTAAACGTTCTGGTAGTCGAAGCTGTAGATACGACAATATGCGTACTTTGGTTCGTGTCCTCGATGATGAATGGGATCGGAAGATACACTGTCTCAACGATATTCAGTTTTTTCCCACCAGCATTGCGGCATACGTCCACAAAGGCTTTCCAGGCAACCAGGCATTTTTCGGCTTCTTTCAAGACGTCTGGATCATGCGTTAAAGCAACATGACGGAAATCCTCTCCGTTATAACTGGTGTCATGGAACACTGAGTTTGATACCACCAGATCCTTCCAACGTTCAGCAACAGACAGGAACTGTTTGTACTCTCTCTCGATTGTTCTTTTACTCATCCTTCCCACCCGAATTATTTTTCTAACATAAAATTATGATTGTAAATTTAAGCGGTACAACACAATGAGTAAAGGACCAACGTATAGTTTTTTGTCAATTTATTTAGAAAACCTTCTTCAAAACCCTGGATTTACGCTGCTAAATCCCGCTTATCAAACGGTTTCTTTTTTGATCACTTGCTCCGTTGTATCAAAAAAAATTTCCCCCCTTCTAACTTTAGATAATTGGAGTTATTTAAAGTTATCATATAATATTGAACAAATGATCAGTATTGACAGGCTCAAAAAGTTATGTTTCGAATCAAGAGCTTAAATTTTAAATTCTCACGGATAACTAGCCTGTCATTTTGGTTTTTTCGCGTAGCGATACCAATTTATAGAGGTGAAATGATTACATGAGTAAACTTATTGTCTCCGGTAATTCTGGCATGTTTCTTCGTGATATTGGTGCTGAGTACCAGGAAGCCGCCAAAAATTTCATGCAGTTCCTTAATGACCAGGGCGCTTACTCACCTAATACACTGCGCGATCTGCGCCTGGTCTTTCACTCCTGGGCGCGATGGTGCCACGCTCGTGGTCTTGCGTGGTTTCCGATCTCCCCGGAAGCTGCCCGCGAATACCTGCTTCAACTGCATGATGCGGATCTGGCTTCAACCACCATTGAAAAGCATTACGCCATGCTCAATATGCTGTTGTCACAATGCGGGCTGCCGCAACTCTCTGATGACAAAAGCGTATCCCTGGCGATGCGGCGCATCCGGCGCGAAGCTGCAACCGAAAAAGGCGAACGCACAGGCCAGGCAGTGCCCCTGCGCTGGGATGACCTGAAACTGCTCGACGTGCTGCTCTCCCGCTCTGACAGGCTGGTGGATCTGCGCAACCGGGCTTTTCTGTTCCTGGCCTACAATACCCTGTTGCGTATGGCTGAAATGTCCCGCGTGCGTGTTCGCGATCTGGAACAGACTGGTGACACTGTAACGCTTCACGTATCCCACACCAAAACCATCACGACCGCCGCCGGACTTGATAAGGTGCTCTCCCGCCGGACAACTGCGGTTCTCAATGACTGGCTGGACGCGTCCGGACTACGTGATCACCCGGATGCGATACTTTTCCCGCCAGTACACCGGAGCAACAAAGCGCGGATCACCACCACGCCATTAACCGCGCCCGCGATGGAGAAGATTTTCAGTGACGCCTGGGCGCTGCTGGGTAAGAGTGATGCCACCCCCAATAAAGGCCGTTACCGGACGTGGACAGGCCACAGTGCGCGTGTTGGTGCCGCCATAGATATGGCTGAAAAACAGGTGTCTTTGGTTGAAATTATGCAGGAAGGTACATGGAAGAAGCCCGAAACACTGATGCGTTATCTTCGTCGTGGCGGTGTGACAGCAGGTGCCAATAGCCGCCTCATGGATTCATGAGATTAAATTTCTAACACTCTTTTTTAACACTGCATTTTACTGTAAAGTACGCCTGTTTTTTCTGGGGGTACTTTGCAGAGTCGTATCACGGAATCAAGGCGTTTCACGGTTGACGGTTACACCGTAACCTTTGCTGCTGGCGTTAAGCGCGGCGAGGCTGTCGTGGTGTTCGGAATCATGACAGGGCTTGAGACCGTACCTGTACTTACCCTCGAAAAGAAATGGTCAAACCTGGGCGAAGCTGAAAGCTACGTCCGGCGAGTAACCGTCATTGCTGCTGAAAAACTCCTGGCCCACTATCAGGAAAACTATCGCGCCATGACCGAGAAGATTGATCTCGTATTTTCCCGCCCTACAACCGGATTCATTGCTCCGGTTGATGCCCGCTCTCATTATCCAGTAAGGGGGCGCAAATGAAACACTATTACCCATCTCTTAACTGTTACCCGTCTTCCTCCCCTGAGCTATCCGGTAAGTTGCTGGCGCTTCTTACTGAGTCGCCGGAAGCATGGCTAAAGCCCGCCGATCTCAATCTCCAGATACAGGAATACGGTTATGAGACTACGCGCAGGGAACTAAAACGCCTGGTGTCGTTTGGTTTTCTTCGCGCCCATAAGGGGAAAGGCTATCAACTGGCTATTACGCCGGAAGAAGCCCGGCAACTGTTTGCCTATCGTGAAACACAAACCCAGTCTCGTGTCGTTGCTGAAATTATCCGTAACGGCAGCATTTACGCCCGTAAATTCTGGCTGTCCGGTGGCGGCGATGCGTCTCAGTTCCTGCGTGCCGTTCGCTCTCTTGAAGAGCAAGGCATTATCGAATCCACAAACGTATCCGTACCGACTGCCCCGCATATTAAACGTCGAATTTACACCTTCACCAAAAGAGCAAAGAAGCATGATTAACGTAAAAGTGAAGCGCCTGCATCCTGGTGCAAAACTGCCGTTCTATGCCACCGCAGGATCGGCAGCAATGGATTTTGAGGCTGTTGAAATAACACCATGCGTCGATAGCAATGGTGCAATTTCCTCAAGCTGGTGGGTGTATACCGGACTGGCTATGGAGATCCCGCCCGGCTGGTGTCTGAAACTCTATCCGCGATCCGGATTGGGCTGCAAAAAACATACTCGCCTGGCTAACTGCGTAGGAATTATCGACTCCGATTATCGCGGCGAAATCATGGCAAAACTGATTACTGATCCCGGCGGTGAAGGCGTTTGCCTCAAGCCTGGGATGGCTGTCATGCAAGGCATTTTTGAGCGTGTGGAACAAGTCTCTCTGGTCGAAGTTGATGAACTCGATGAAACAGAACGAGGTGCTGGTGGCTTTGGTAGCACATCGGAAGGTCGCTTTGAAATTAAGCGTTCACAGCTTCAGTACGAAAAGTTATAAGCAGAGAAAGGATATGAGCACGGAAAACGCAAAACGCATTTTATACCGCCTGCGTAACGGTCTGGTTGTTGAAATCGAACCAGATATGTCACTGCCATTAGTCACTATTGAACGCACTGTTATGGCCTATTTTGGCTTTGACGAAGAACTTCTGTTAGAGGAAGGGATTGCTATCTGGCGTCATGGTGAGACAGGCAAACGTATGTTCTTCACTGTTCGTGATAAAGAGTATTCACAGGACGAACTGATCAAACTGGCGCAGACATATCATTGCCCGCCGATTGGCTTGTTTGATAATTATTCATTTGCGCAGCGGCTGATCGGTGAGCTTCAATTAGCTGTTACTCCTGTCATATTCCGTAATGGCTCTCTTTTGGGGATATGGCGTGTAGAGCGCATATCGAACTACAAGCCGTTCGACCGGGCCATTAATGGCATTATTACTGGCGTAAACCAGCCCGTTTCATGCGAAAACGAAAATTTATTGCTTGCTGTATATGCTACTGCATGTCGTGTTATTGGTTTAGCCAAACAAGCGTTTATCCACTTCCCTAATGGTGCGGAAGGTAGCGCAGAGATTATCGCGTGTGATTTCGAATTTACCTGGATGCTACGCGAATATCTGGACCAAACAGTGTTCCGCGCCGAAGAACTGGATATGTATATCACGTCAACGATTCCTGATGATGTGCGTGCTGAAGCAATCGCCACAGCAAGGGCCAAATGCCGTGCGGCGATTGCAGAGCAGGCCAAAGAAGAAGTTAAGGAAGTGGCAGATGGCGACTAAGAGCAATATTTATAAAGATCCGCGCTGGCTGTCGCTGGTGGAGAAATATAAAGACAATTGGGTTCTGGCAGCAAAAGAATTGTTTGATATTGATTTAAGCCACCAGCAACAACAAATTGTTGAGGCTATACAGCCCAATAATGCAAAAGCTACTGTCACCACTCCGCATGGGATCGGACGACCGCAAGTGCTTGCTGTTATTAGTACCCTTTATACGATTATGTATCCTGATTCCCGGACAGTAATTGTTTATCCAAAATCAAATGCTTGCAAAAAAGGAATTGTTGCATATGTGTGGCAATGTTGGGAGGCATTACTGAAAAAACAACCTTTTATCATTGAGTATTTTAAGGTCGGTGATAGCGGTCTGATGTTCAATGAATTTTGGGGTATGTGCTTTTGTAACTACCGCCTTAACTATGAAGATAGCATTGCAGGTCACTACGCCGACCATCTGTTATTCATTATTGTGGATTCCGCACATATAAGCGATCGGGCATACAGTATTGTGTGGGCAAGCATGACTAGTGGTGATTCACGCATATTGCTCACTTCAATTCCGTCACCAGAGGAAATAGGATTTTTTTATGATTCTCATCATGGGCGTGCTTTAGCTGAAGATAATCCGAGTGGTGTCTATAAAGCCATTAAGCTGAGTGCTGAGGATTCACCATTTATTACCCAAGAATATCTTGATCATTTTGCCGAAAGGTATGGCGGGCGAAATAGTGATGACTACCGTCGTATGATTCTTGGTGAGTTCCCTGGTATTAGGGAGGCTGTTCTTGAATCAGATATGCCGAAAACAATGCGTTTTTCAATGCCTGATGGCAGTGAATGGACAATGCCATTACGAGTGATAGCCAAGCATCATGCACAGCACCACGCCAAAAAACATGGCGTTACAACATTAGAGTGGTTGAAATCGCACACCATTCCACTCTTCACTACAGATCACATTGCTATCGTTGAGTGGGCAAAAACAATTCCGTGGGGGAATGTCGCTGAATACGCCCACATGCTAAAACCGCCGAAAGACAGGCAAGAAATTAGCTGGCTGACAGCAGAAAAAATCATTGAGTGATAGTAGGAAGCCCGCCTGGTTGAGCGGGCTTCTTTTCAAATATTGGAACCAAATAATTCACGTAGTTTTTCCGCTACTGAAGATACGGGGATTTCACCAGTTGCGGCCCCCACCGCAAGTTCCACCAGCACGGGAGAATCATATACCTGTATACCGTTACGGCGTAGAAATAGCAGCGCACTGTTTAGCGCGGTACGCTTATTGGCATCATTGAATATATGCCCTCTCGCCGTAGCCACCAGGTAGGTGGCGGAGACTTCGAAAAGGTCGGTGATCTCTTCGTAGGCAACTCTGGCCTGAACTCTCCCGATAATGGCCTCTGCCCTACCCGGATCTGACATTCCCGGCAGGCCGCCGTAGCGGCTTATATTCGCATCATGAAGCGCAATAAGTTCTTCCGGTGATATATGCCTCATTATCGGTTAACCAGTTCCTTGTTGGTGGAGTCCAGGGTGTCAAACAGGGATGCAAATTCAGCATCCAGCGCCGCTTTTTTGTAGGCTTCAAAAGTAGCCTTGCTGACAATTACTGCTGGCTCTCGGCCTCTGCGGGTGATTTCAACCTCTTCCCCGGCTTCAACATTGTTGAGCACTTCAGAAAGGTTGCCGCGCGCGGTACGGAAGTTAATGGATTGCATAAACACCTCATGTACTCGTTATGTGTACACAACTATAAACTTCACAGGTATAAAGCACCAGCACTTTGCAGCTTAAATCACCGGACAATCATCAAATTCCCCACTTCGGACATCATTGATGACATGAGTGATCACACCAAAAACAGCATTACTCCCCGTGCATCCATCGTCATCTACTGGTAACGCCTCTTTCTTCCCGGTGCTTAAATCCTCCAGGTGCTGGCGCGGATATTTCCTGTATCTCTTTATGCGATATTCACCATCCATAGCGCATATAAGCAGTGAACCATCAACCGGAGTAAGTGAGGAATCAACCACCAGCAAAGCACCTTGCAATATTCCCTCACGGTGATGGCTGTCTGCCGCCCGCATGAAGTAGGTCGCGGAAGGATGTCTGATTAGTTGCTGATCAAGAGAAATGCGGCTCTCTGCATAATCCGCCGCAGGAGAAGGGAAGCCCATAGCGTTTTACCTTAATGATACTGTTTATTCATACAGTATACATTGAAAAGGCATAGTTTGTGAAAGCGGGGTTTGTAGGCGCGCCACGATGGGGGTTAATCACATTTCTCCCCCATCTTGCCGTTATTTTTTTGGTGCATCCTCGTTCTGATACACCGGATCGCTCCCTTTTGGCAACTGGAGGCTTAACTGCCGGTAGTGCCGTAGCCGTTCCATGAAATAGGTGCGCAGATTCTCTGGTTGCTCGCGGGCTACCTGTTCAGCTATGACAGGTATGTTCAATCGCTCTTTGTACGCCACACCGCTGGCAGCCAGATCTACGTTAACCTTATCCCGTTCTTCCTGACTTTTGGCTGCAATATTCCAGTCGCTCATGTTTAAGGCTCACATTTCCAGATGGTATTCTGAACACCCGAACCGGGCGCAAGATGAGGGTTAGCGTTCGCGCTATGCTGATATACGGCTTTAGACTTTCCGTATTGCTGGCAGGCTTTATCCGCTGTTTTTTGCAGGCTATCCAGGCCATACCAACCATCTGACTGGATGCTAACCTTTTCTCCGTCATTGTATTGCACCATAGCACACCCAGACATAGCCAACATCGCACCGACAATAACGCTTTTACCTAAAAATCTACGCAACATATACAAAAATCCCCTCTGTGAATTGAGGGGATTTTAGCATGGTGATCAGATATCAGCTTTATCCGGAATTTAATCAGCCTCCAGTGGCAATAACGCCTTAGCCATTTCATGAACCAACATGGCATCAATGACACCTAGCGTATGCCCCGGTTTAATGTTTAATGCCGCCTCAAGATGACTCCTTTCCAGGCCGCTTTTCTCGGCTTGTTTATGACGATCTGGTGTAATAACTTCGCCCAAAACGCGGCTAATTCTTTCCCGTAATTGCTGGGTGCCAGCACACTTGATCGCTGTATCGTGGAGGCGGTTAACCAGTTCACGGTAAACATGCGGCTTAATTCGGATCCGCTCTCCGGGGCCCCCCCCCTTCCCTGGTGCTTGCGCCGAACTATCCGGAATATCCGGATAGTTGCCAGCCTCGTAAGCTACCCGCAGCCAGTGCATGAATGTTTCAGTGGACACACAACCACAGTCCACATCGATTTTCCCGCGTTGCTGTTCCAGCCACTGCTCAAAATTCAATCTACACGTATTACTTTCATGTTGCTCTTTTTGTCTCAAGGCCAGCATCTGCTGGGCTATTTCCAATACTTCATCTGCCGTATATCCAGCTCCGTGACCATACATTTCGATACGGGAAATAATCTCTGATATACGCTCTTCAGTGATTCTGGTCATAGTTTTATTTCCTTGCATGGTTCGCCTTTACGGCAAACAGCTACACGGTCATTTCTTACATTAACCACAGTCACCGTTCCGTCATTGTATTGAATAACGATGAAAGGGTGTTCATTCTCTTTTGTGCAATGTTGCTGTTCTCCAGCCATTGCAGCCGGAGGAGCAAATAGCGCCAGAACAAATGCCAACCTTAAAAAATGCTTCATTTGGCCTTATCCGTTATCAAAATTAGAATATCCGTTATCACGAGCGTGATATCCGTTATGAAGTGGGGAATAAGACCACTTACCAATACCCTCCGCCTGACTCAAAGCTGGCGATAAGCCAGGCTGCGAAAAGCGTAACCCCGCTCCAAAAACCACACTCCACCGTACCCCATTTAACGCCACCAGCTAATAAAATAAATAAACCGCAAAGGCATACAAACAAAAAAGTAATCCAAAATTTCTTTCTGTTTTTCATTATGGTTGACTCCAGTTATCTTCAATAACAATACTTAACCTCTGAAGCCATTCTGCTAATTTCAGCATGGCTTCTCTTTCGCTTAAACCACGCGGAAAATCATCAAGCGAAATTGTTGGCTTGAAGTTCCCAAAATTATCCATTTCAACGGTCAGATTTTGCTCCAGCACGGTATTCCTTACGCGGCTATTGTGCCGAAGCAAATATACTGAACGTGATTTATAGGTTTTGGGGTCGAACGTATATTCGGTAAGTATCATCTGGCTTCCGCCATGATTATTACCGCGCCACATAATTACTCCGTGTTAATTGAAATTTAGCTATTAATCTTCACTTTTATCGCGAACACCTTTACCGGTTTATCACCGAAGTGCGGATGTGTGATTGTCTTGATTTCATATCCGTTATACGGGACGTCTATTCTGCGACTGGAATCGTCGCGCTTCGGATATCCCTTTGTGATAATCAGACGGTCATACTTACGGTTAACGAGGCGCTTATTCCAGTAGTCATTACACAAGCGATACTCTTCCGTTTTCTCCCCGCGAATCATGGCATCGAAGTATTCACCTTTGACGGCAAGTTGCAGGTTAGCCATTACCTCACCTCCAGTCTCCATACCGCCTGACCAATCCGGCTGGCATGGGTATCTTTGGATACTGTTCCGTCTTTAGCCATCTCCATAAGAATTTTGCGCAAATCTGCCGAACGCCATTCTTCATCAGGAAATTCCTTCTCCATTGCCAACCGCAGATTCCAGGTTGCCATCCTGAATGGATATTCCCCGCCGAGAGCTTTATCTTGCAAGGCAGCCCGGGAACGCATCACCTGCAAAATCTTCTCTTTGACATCCATCATTTTGCCTCCTGAGGCGGTTCCGGTAGAGGCATCCAGAACAAGGCGTTCCCTAACCACGATAAAGTGCCGTCGCTCAACTCCACGTATTCCTCTTGTACCTGTCCTGCCATATACTCGCCGTGCTTTGAATAAATTAAAATCCAGTCATCTTGAGCGGGCATTCGCTCACTACAGCTTATCCAACCATCCGGAGTTACCGGATAGTTGCGCATTGCGACCTTTAATGCCTCATAGAAGCAACCTTTCAGATTGTTGAACTGACGCCCATTTAGCGGGACGTGTTCAGTCAGCATGTTGTGTAATTTCCATGCCGCGTCGTTTACTTCGCTGGATGACAGGGGAGGCAACTTGCAAGTTTGGCTTACAGGTTCGGCTTTCAGTTCTGCTATGCGCTTTTTTGCTGCTTCCAGCTCAACGCGCAGCTTCCCTACCGTTAGCGCAATTTCCTCGTTCTCCTGGTCGCGGGATTTGATGTATTGCTGGTTCCTTTCCCGTTCATCCAGTAGTGCCAAAGCAATCTTTGGATTAAAGGCAGCAATAAATTCAGCGTTGTTTTTCAGAACGTGTTGCGCAATGGCCTGACTACTTAGTCGGACCTCATAACCACGTGCGCCACGGTGTGGTTTATATGAGTCCCAGACCCCCCACGTTGCTTTCTCTGCCGCTTCACGCAACTCCTGATAGTTAGTTTCACTCACTGTCCGTCTCCTTCCGCTTTCTCTGCTTTCTCCGCCATGATTTCCAGCTTTTGTGCTGCCGATGCCGCTAACCTTTGAAATTCTTCATCTGTTTCCACTGGAATTGGTACAAACCTGACTCCAATTTGAGCGAGGCTATGCGCCATTTCGATGCTCACTCTTAACTCTACTGGGGAGGCTTTATTCATTTGGCTTCCTCTTTCCGATACATCATGATTACCAGGTCGCCCTTTGTAGCAATGCGGATGGTGCTGCCTGGCTCCATGCTTTCCAGAGAAAACGCATCATAAAATTCTTCTACTGCCTTCTGGCGGCGTGATTTCTCGCGGCTTTTATCCCACTGCTTAAAAAGCGTCTTGGCAACGAACTGGCCTGATTTAAAAAGGATGTAAACCCAGCCGATAAGTGCCAACCCTGTATGCAAAGCAGTTCCTGCCGTAATTGTTGGCTCAATGCTCACTTCACAGCCTCACTTTGTTTAACAATGGCGTCGAGTTCTGAGGCCAATGCGGCACACTTAGCTTCAAGTCCCGCAATTCGCATATCGCGCCAGCCAAGCTCTGCCGCGATATCTGATTTGTTGTGTAATTCTTCTTTAGTCATAGCTGTAACGTGGCGGATATAAAATCCACCAGCAGCATCAAGCTCCATAGCATCTCTTTCTGCGTATAGTTGGCTCATTGCCTTGATCCCAATCAGGTATTAAACGTGATAACTCCGCGTTCGATGGCGAAGTCGAAAAGTTGGTTAGCGGCTACGTAAAGGCGTATGCCATGTGCTTTTTCCCATGCCCGGACATCGTTTTCTGCGCTTCTGGCGCAGTCATCGCAAAGAGGAACAGCCCAGCGGTCGTGTTCGTTTAACGAGCGGGCGCGGTACATGAACGGGTGGTTAACTTTGCCACCGCATCCGATGCACGGACGAGAAACCACAAACCGGAGATAAGCCGGGCTTTTACCGAGGACCGCTTTTGGTCGGCGCATATAAAGCAGGCCGGAATCCTCATCTACAGACAGGTTGACGATCTGCTCTGCGGTTATGTCCACCAGCTCGCGGGTACTGTGCTCCCAGGTGATATCTGATTCTTTCAGCGTACCGGTAGGGATTTCAGTTTTTGGCTGACAAAATGCAATGCGACCGGCTTCATCTGGCAGCTCATCTTTCAGATTCCGGCGAATGGCCCAAAAAGTGAGTTCAACCATGCTCAGATCGCGTTCTGGCGGTAGTTTTAACTCGCTCGCAGCCCAGTTCATAACCCAGTTGGCACGATTCAGGGATAACTGGTCGTCCAGCTTGCTGTACCCCTTCATCATGTATTCCGCATCATGCTTCCAGCACAGGCGAACGGCAGAGCCGTTATAGAAATGAGTGGTTAGCTGGTGGCTGCAATCGCGCTTATCGTGCGCCTGGCAATCGTGGATATTGGAACTTACCCAATGAACAAGCGAATCTTCACCGCCCAACGCGTTAAATACGCGCTCGCTTTGAAAAAACGGTTTCAGAGACTGGTTGGCAACCAGCGAATAGTTCAGATCCACTACGCCATCTGGCGTGTTTTCAGCCTGTTCACGCGGAAGTGGGGAGATAATGAAACGGCGACCTGCGCCAATGTAGTTGCTGGTGGGCTTGTCTACCGGAAAGACAGCCACACCAGCTCCGTTCACGAAATGAGGTGTGATTATTGCACTCATAATGTATACCGACTCAGTTTTGTTCCGAGCGGTAAAATAATCTGTTAGAAAATTAAAATCAAGTTTCTAACACTTTTGTTTGTGCGCTTTGTGTCTATAGTTCGGACCGGGGACACGGCTATTCCCCGGCGCGTCACATGAAAAGTTAAGCCCCCTGGACCTGCATTAGCGTCAGTTTTCCGCAATACACCGCACCAGTGTCGATGTAGTGCTGATTCCAGAAGGTTTTAGGCATGTTTACAGGTGAGTGACCAAAGATGAATCTGTCAGCACCTGCTATTTCTCCACCGATGCCGTCTATAGACTCACTGATGCGTTCCCTGCCCCACATAACAGTGAAAAAAGGCACCTGCTTCCCAAATTGATATTCTCCGTCCGGATAATCAGCATGGGCGATCACGATAGTTTCTGACGTGGTTTTCAACTCTATGATGTACGGTAACTGTCTGACACGTTCCACCAGCGACATAGCAAGTGCTTTTTTATCCGTATCCAGCGAGTAGAACCAACCGCCGCCATTTATCAACCAGTTCGTTACACTCCCCGTTGGCGATATACCTTCGAGCATTAAATCCTCATGGTTTCCCATTACTGCCCTGAACCAGGGCATCTGTAAAAGCTCCAGGCACTCAACGTTCTCAGGACCACGATCAATAAGATCACCTACAGAGATGAGCAAATCACATTCCGGGTTAAAGCCAACGCGGTCCAGCTCATTCATTAACAGCGTGTGGCAGCCATGCAGATCGCCTACTACCCATACATTTCTAAATGCTGTGCCGTCGATTCGCTGGTAGTTGTAAAAACGGTTGCTCACATCTCCACCTCAGTCATCAGGCCTAATTTTTCAGCCAGCGCGTACTCTGCCCGCGCTCCTGCGGATCCCTCCCAGCCTTTAAGTAAATACACCGCATCAACCGAACGAACCATCGCCAGGCAAATATCCATGTATTCAGCCTGGGTAAGCCCATTCGGCAGCATGGCTGGGTTAATTACGATATACCCCTGCTCCGTAAGCTCTTTGGCTTTAGCATCGAACGCTGCGCGGTTGTAATCAGGGTAGCCAGTCATGGGGCCAGCGATATAAAACTTCAAAGCACGTGCCATCAGAATTTCTCCAGCATCGTTACGAAAAACAGCGTCAAAGCAAAAAGCTCAATCCCAAGTTCAAAAAGTGCCAGCGCTAACAAAAGCAGGCCATGAAACAGGGTGGTGTCAGTTAGAGGCGGAAGGTGTAGCGCACTCAAAACAATCAGCATTGTGTTCTCCCGAATGAAGGCAATGCGCAAAGACTACCAAAATGTGTTAGAAATTCAATTTTGAATTTCTAACACATTCGATCAATCATAGTGTCCTCGTATGAATAACCAGGTATCGCTATGAAAGAAAAACTGTCTCTGTGGGAAAAGCAGCGCCAGAAAGCGCTACAGAAATTGTCCGATCCTGAGTGGAGAGAATCACAACGGGAAAAACAGCGTTTGAGAGCACAGCGCCAGTATCAGCGCACACGTGAAAAATTGGCTTCACCTGAATATCGTCAGGAAAAAATTGAAGCAGTCAGGAAGGCAGAGGAACGCCGAAAAGAGAAAGCTATGAGCAAGGCTTCTGCCGGGGAAGTAAAAAAGGTGGCAGTAACCAAACGTGCATCACGCGGACTAAAAGGGCGCCCACTGACAGCGGAAGAACGCAGAATACAGGGTGCCATTGCCACCTTACCGTGTATTGCGTGCCAGTTGCATGGGAAGCATAGTCCACACATCTCCCTGCATCACATTTTTGGCAGGACAGTCGCAGATGCACATAAATATGTCCTCCCTTTGTGCAAATGGCATCACCAACATGCAGCGCCAGCAGAAGTCCGGACACAGTATCCCTGGCTGGTACCCGTTCATGCTGATGGAAAGGTAGGCGGTAAGAGTGATTTTATACGGCACAATGCCGACCAAATGACGCTCTATAAGATGGCGCTTGATTTGATACCTTAAATTTCTAACAGTTTTAGTTGATCTACAAATTAGATTTAAGTAAATTCCTATTAGTCGGCTGGCACCGTCGAATCAAACGAGACAAATCTTATTAAGTTTTGTAATATTGCCCGCGTCATAGTTATGGCGGCGCAATATGGGTGGCTGAAAGCCCCCGGTGACTCACGGTGTTCCAGCCTGTATTGCGCCGCCACCAGCCGTGGAACAGCTTGCGGCGGCTCCAGATGCAAGGAGTCACACTATGAATATTTACGCTAATTCCAAATCCGATAAACGCCCCCCGCTATGGATCATCGGCGGTCTTCCTCGCGATTCTAAAGAAAAAAAACTCGTCACCTTCCGCATTGAAGCTGAAACAGAAAAAGAAGCGCGTCGCCTGGTAGCGCCTACACATGTCTGCTTTTTCGCTGGCTGCATTCGCCACTGATTTTTTAATGCTGGTGGCTTGTTCCACCAGCACGTTTGGCTGTATTTGAGGATATCCACAATGACTGTTCGCTATCTTAACTTTCAAATCCAGAACGTGACTGGCGGTTGCTATGACTGGTTTGTCACCCTGGGGAAAGAAGTAATCTCCGGCAAGCTGGACGAAGTGAAAGCTAAAGCAATGGCCTACGCCTGCAAACAAGCACAGAAAAAAAACAGAAAAGCATAACCTTCTACACTACGCCCCGGCACCGCCGGGGTTTTGACTGTCTAACATAAGAACTGACAGCCTGACGAATAACGTGAAAATGCTTAAAACTCGCCTGATCGCTGTTTTTCAAGCACTGATTTAACATTTGGTGCTTTACCTTTAAAAGAGTGGAAAGCGCCACATTTTTCTGTCTTCACCTCACGCAGGGCTTCACCATCGGCGTTCTGCCATTGATGGGATAATGTCATTTCACCGCGTGAAGGAACATCCAACGAGTACAGCGTGTAGGTTCCGCCCATCTCTGCATATTCCTGGAATACATAGCTCATTACGTCAGATTCAGTTTCACGGTGCGCGTTGTCTACCTTATTCCCATTCAGAAATATGGCGTTCGGATAGATTTTTATATCGAACTGACCGCACTTCACTTGTAAATTTCCGGCATTAGCAACCAGAGGGGAAGCTATTAATACCGCCATAGCCAACTTATTCAGGGTTGACATCTTTGTTGAAGATTTCATGCGCAACATATCATTAACTCCAAACATTAGTGCCTTGTTGTTCTATTTGACGTTAATTAGAGCACTTCATTTTTGCAGCCATTTCTGCAACACCATGATCCATGTAAGGCTGCTCACTTAATACCTTCTGAATCTCACGGCTAACGCAATCGGCTGTAGGTTGCTTAGGCGCTTGTTTTGGCGTCATTGAGCGTTCAAGTTCTATTGTCTTATTAAATCCCGCCGCATCGCTTTGCCGAAGCATTCCTTTTCGGATAAGGAACTGCTGTCCTTCCGGTACCAGCGCCAGCATATAGAGAGGCTGCAATAGTTGCCCCATGCCTTGACTCCGGTAAACCTCAAATTGCATCCAGTTTTGGCTTAATGCTGCCATAGTATCCCTGGTGGAATACCCCGATTTTCTAATGGCCTTGTCTGTTAAATATGCTGTATATGCGGACACGCAAAAGTCATTGTCTCCCTTAAAATACGGAGCAACAGGCCGCAAAGGGATATTCTCTTTTTTGCAGTAAATGAATAGTGCATCTGCGGAATTATCAGGTTCTGCATTATTTATTACTTCTCGCCCCGCCCAATACTTGGCAGGCAAGGCCACAGCATAAGTACAAGTTGCAGAAATACATCCCATAATTGCCGCGAGTGCGGTCCCTAAAATCCTCACCTTCACTTCTTCACCCTTAAAAAAATAAAAAATTTGTTTTATGTTACAAATTATGTACTTCCGGCAAATTGATTTAGGCCAATTCGATAGCAAGTTAAAAATTCGAACTAAACACTTGACACTATTTTGGAAATAACAAACTGGACAAAATGCATCGCGCTAACGGCTCCCGTTGAAGGTTCTTTTGACGATTAACTTTCAGCCGAAGCGCGGTAGGGAGTCATAACGCCAAAGCAGGCCGCCATGTGCGGCCTTTTTTTGTGCCTGCTATCCGTGGAGGAAGGACAATGGAACAGATTGCGGTATTCAGCCTTACCACCAGCAAGCCATTGCTGATGACAGCCATCCTGAAAGACGGCGCGCTCGTCGTTAATGACGTAAAACCACTTCCCGCCTCAGCAATGGAACAGCGGAAAAAAATCCCTGGGGCAATTGCAACGCTTCGGAAAAGCAAATTTAAAGTGCTGGTGGATGAAATAACCCCCGCCGTATCTGCTGGCACCGGGGCAAGCCAGGTAACACTGAAAACGCGTCATTCAGACGGAAGGGCCGCGATTATCGTAGGGATGGAGCGTTACAGAGAGCTTAAACTGCAACGCCTGTTATCACTACCAGCGCAAAACAAAGCCGCATTCGATATCCCTGACTCAATTGTAGATACCGAATACAACTCGAACGGTGAAGAAGTTTACCGGGTGAACTGGCAGGACATCAGGCCGGAACATATTCTGATGATCCTGTGCTGCTACGCAACCGTATATCACAACGTCTCCAGTGTGGATTACGTGCAACAGATGACAGGCATTGTAGAGAAAGAGCACAAAGGCGGGATAATCGCTCCGTTCCTGTCAATTCTTGGGTACGAAAAAACCACTTCTGGCAGCGTTCAACCCAAATCGCTGGCTGGGCGAGAAGTTGATGAAGATACCGTGATACTTTGATCACATTAGTAGCTTTGTTAACTCCCGCAATACCAGGTAGAAGAGTAACAAAAAGACTGACGCCAGTATTTGCGTGGTCAATGAGGCGTTCATAAACAGATCGATCAGCTTTAACAATTCGAGAATAACGTCCATGTCATTCACTCCATGTAACTTTTAATCTACAGCCAGCAAACAATGAAGCTGGTCCCCGCATAAAGATTAATGAAAGTCACTTGTCACCAGTGAAGGGATTTCTTAACCACATCCCCCTGAGCTGGTGGCCTGTCTGTTCCTCGCATTTCACACCCTGCATACAGTTTTCCCCAGGTTACGACTGAGGATCTTTGTTATGGGCTACAGCAGACTCGATGACCGCTATGTTGAAGACGATGTTCTTCGCGCCCTGCTCCATCAGGAAATGATTAAGCGGGTATCTGAATATCATGCTGACAATTTCCAGTACACGATAAAAATCGACGAAGTATATCGATCAGACCTTGCTGCATACCGGGCGTATGGAATTGCTGATATGAGATGGGTATTCCGCGTGCTGGTGGGGCATGAATCAGAGACGGAAGAAATGCCAGCAGGCACCACACTAACACTTCCTGATCTGGCCTGGGTGCGCAATAAAATTCGTGATTATGCTGGACCTGCTCCGGAGATGACTAATGCCTGACTTCCTGAAAAATCAGGACGGGCGCTATATCACTCAGGGCTTGTCCTCAAAGGATTTCAACCGTCTTTTTGACATCATACGCAAAGAACAAAACCGGAAACGCCGACAGGCTCACCGGACGCTGACGCCTGGCAGACTGCGTAATAAATCCGCCGAAGACATTCTCAAACTGGGTAAGAAGAAAGGCGGCACGTTCTTTACTCGCGATGACCTGAAAGGCTTCGAAAAACAGCGAACAAAAGCGCGAGAAAAGTATGACAGCAAGGTAGCAGGCATTACCTACGCTCAACTTGTGGCGTCCAGTCAGGCTATCGATATTAAGCGCGCAAATAACGCTGTAGACGACGGTTCTGGCATCAAAAGGGCTACGCCAGTATCTCTTCGCCACAACGTGATTAATATCCGCGTAGAAGCATCTGATATATCCGTCCACCAGCATCATATCGTCCGGGTACGCTTTGAAGAATGGGATCAGATGGTTGATGACATCGCAGAAGACGATAAATCCGCTCTGAAAGTCACTAAATCACTGTGCGCCGGGCGGGTGTCTTTCGATTGTGACTGTGGACGCCATCAATACTGGTATCGCTACATCGCTACGGCGGGTAATTTTGCTCTGGCCCCACCAAAAGAATACGCCTACCCCAAAGTGCGTAACCCTAAGCTGCAAGGCGTAGCTTGTAAACACGTGATCCACTCAATGACACGGTTACAGTCTGCCAGTTGGCAGATGACCATTTCCCGCGCTTTACAAAAAGCAGCGACACAAGTTGCCTTTGGTGATGATCGCCGAAAAACGACAAAACATTTCACGAAAGAAGAAGAGAAAGAATTTAATCGTAACCGTAGCAGCAAAACTAACGTCGAGGCGGCTAAACGCGAATGGACGCTCTATCAGAAACGACAGGCAGCATTAAGCGCTAAGCTGGCGAAAGATGGAGGCAAGATTGACAAGCTGCGCGACCAACTGACCAGGGCAAGGAAGTTATCAGACGCCCAGAAAAAACGGGCAGCAGCAAAAGAGGCAGCCTTACAGCGTGAGAAGCAAAAGAATAAAGACTTGAAGCAACGGCTTGCTGATCAGTTCGCACTGAAAAAGCAGGCATTCATTGACGCTCTTATCATGACAGGCACACCACCAGCACAAGCAGAAAAGATGTTTGTGGAATACGTGAAGAGTGGTGTTAAAAGTGTATAAGTGTTGGGGATGCCGGGAACAGTTAGGACCGGCGATGGCGTTCTGAATAACAGATAATTATTTATGGCAAAGCCCACGCTAAAGTGGGCTTTGTTAATTAATTGGCTTAAATTCCAACACTTTAATGGCTGTTCTGCATCGGGATTCTTCACCCAGAAATCCCTTAGTGTCTTTACCGAAATTATTTTCATCACAGATTCCTTTTCTCCGTAAGCAGAGTAGTCCCAGCATGGGATAAGCTCAGAAATCACAATCTCCCGACAATGCCTCTTTCGATAACTGATAAATCGACCTTTGAGGATGCTTATGGGCCGTTTTGACGAATGGTTTGCTGAGGATGCAAGCCGGGCAAATAAGGAGTCAGACCATGACAGCACGCAGAGAGAAACGCCAGCGTCGGTTGAAGCGGATGCAGGAAGCGTACCGGAACAAGGCAATGCCGGATCGGATTCATTCAGCATTCTGGAAGAGCAACCCGCCGCCGAAGCTGATAGCCATGATGATTTTCCTGATAGCAACGGTGGCCTTACTCCGGATGCTGGCGAATCAGATATAGCCATACTTCCATCTTCCCTGGCTGGCAGAGAACCGACTCCACAGTTAAAAGCTCGCTATAACGGGCATAAAGCCTTTAACGACCAGATCCGGTCTGACTGGATGCTGATTATTGAATCCAGTCCAGACGCGTTCCAGGCGCTCTTATACCGACCAGATGTTGGCACATATGGTGTTGTAAACGACGAAACAGGAGAAGAGTCATTCACTGAACTGGATAACAACCAGCGCGAACTGACTTATCAGGAACCGGAGATCGTTTATGTGCTGGATAACCCGGACGGACGCGACTCTTTCCATGCGGTTGACGCTGACGGCGAACAGGACGGCCTGGCTGATGATGTGCTTATTCTGCGGATTGCCGCAAATAACGTGCCTGTCGGCTCAATTCTTGAATGGAATGAAGAGATGGCAAATGGTGTTGCTCGCCGCTGGTGGTATGTACACCGTATTTTCAGTTACGGCACACAGCATGTCGGCTCGCTTTACTACTGCATACCAGCAAGAAACTTTGATACGACTCAGAACGGAGTGATCGAATGATTGCTAACAAAACCCTCCTGGCGCGTATCGGTGAATGGCAGACCACACGCACAGGGAAATTCCAGACCACTGGCCTGGATAGCGTGGATAACGCGTTTGCTTCGCTCATTAGCAACATTTTTTCAGATATCTTGCTGGTGGAACCTACGCGAGAAGAAAAGCGTTTTGCATCATTCCTGAATCGCCCACCAGCAGAACGTGTCTATGTGGCGCGTTTCGATAACGCTATTGAGTTTCTGAAAGCCGTGCGCCGCGCAAATGCCGGACAAGGACGGAAACCGGAAAACCAGAATATCAATCGCGATGCGTTGCCCTTGATCAATATCTCCCGGTCTATGGATATCAGCTATATCAATGATGACCAGCAGATAGACCGCAAACAAGTCGCCTGCTTTCGCGAACCGGATACCGGTATGCCTTTAGCCACTCTGGAATATACCCAGGCCATTCTGACGTATGACGTGACGTTAATGGCGACCGATAAAGCGACCATGAGTCTGATGTGTAATTCGCTGGGTGCGCGGCTTCGCCTGATGACCGGAACACAATTTGAGGCGATCACTAACCTGGTGCGTGTGCCTGTTCCACTGATTTGCTCCATTCAGGATGCTAAAGAAGTTGGATTTACGGATGTTTCAGCACCCGTAGGTGAAGAGAGGATTTATGCTGTTCAGGCTCCTGTAAGCGTTATTGCCGATGTGATCACCGCATGGGAACTGGACGCGAAACGCATCATTACTGAAACCTCGTTGGCGATGGGGTGATTAATGTCGCAAGAGTTACAACAATACTTCCTCCAGTCAGTCACCATTAACGATAACAAAGTGCCGCGAGACTGGATTTTTGCCGCTGTATACGTGGAAAAAGCCAGCCTTAAAGCGCCTTTGCTAAAGCTGGAAATCCACGACATCACTGGAACGATTATTGATGACTGGAAAGCAAAATACGGCGCATCGCTGGTGGCTGAAATGGGGGATCCGCAAGGTAATGCAGGCACCTTCAAGACGACATTTTTCGTCACGTCTGCAATGCTGGCTGGAGATGTTGTTACCGTTATTGCAGTCAGTGAAGATGTGCGTCGGTTTAAAATCCCCTCCCCTCGCACAAATCTGCATACCAACAAAACGCCAGATGCCATCTTTAAGGTGTATGCGGGCGATCAGCAGATCGCAGGTAGCGCGATGAAACGTGCTGTTACCTATCACCTTAATGCAGGTGAAAAGCCATCGAAAATGTTTGCTGAAATGGCTCGTGATAAAGGTGCTTTATGCTGGACATGCCGGGGGCAATTCAACTTCTACACCCTGGCGGATCTCATTAAGCAGCAGCCATCCTTCACATACGAAGGTAATAACCCACAGGCTGAATATACGCTGTCAAAAATGCGGCTTATTCAGCAAGACCACGCAGTCACGGCAACCAATCAATACAGATTCGTCGGCTACTCCATGACCGACGGCTACATTGAGTGCGGAGACAGTTCGCTCCCCGTCCGCTACATCTCTGATTCAGACATGGAGACGCTGCGTAACATGCAGCTATCGCTCGTACCAAAACTGGATATTGAAGTAGCTGGTAATCCGGAAATTAAACCGGGGATGGTGATCGAAATACTGGTGTACCGGTATGACCAGGAAAATCGACTCGATGAATCCCTGCCGCGAAAAATGATTGTGAAGAACGTCGCCCACTTTGAAGACCGTGTGGGGTACACGACACGAATAATATTAGGAGTACCGAACAGTGAAGCGTAGAGCACAAATTGTCGGAACAGAACACCCGGCGGGGCTTATGCGTGCTCAGGTGCGTGTTTTACCAGACTGGAATGGTGTGCCGGATGAAGACCTGCCCTGGGCTGAATACCAGTTACCTATCGGTAATGCTTTTGTACCTACAGTAACAGGTGATTTGGTTTGGGTGGAGTTCCCTTATCTCGACGTGAACGGGCGAATTGATACCAGACGACCAATGATTGTAGGGGCTGCACAGGATGCGCCAGGCGGTGTTCCAAATGTCGCACCGGAGGCGTCAGGCCAGGGCAGTGGATGGACGCCACCAGCCGTAGATGGTGCTCCTTCCCGTCCAACACTCTCTTCCACGAAGGATTATGTTATTCACCGAAACAACGTGCTCGAAGTAAGGACGGCAGGCGGCGGATACGAAATTGCAAATACGGCTGCCGGGTCGCGGATCGGCATGAATGAGTCAGGACAGATATACATTATTGGCCCCGCTGACGTTGTGATTAACGCGGGCGGCGATGTCAACGTGAAGGGCAACAATATCAATGTGAAGGCTGACGGAAACATGGAGTTTACCGCTGGTGGCACGTTTAAAGCGAAGGCATCCAACTTTGAGTTTGTGAACTGATAGAAAAAATCTTCAATGTGTTAGATAATTCACTTTAATTTTCTAACACATTGGATTTGAGAAAATGAAGTCAGTAGCATTTAAAAACATCTTCATCTACCGCCTTTCACGCGAAATCGACCTTGATTCCAGCACTGTTAAAAACGCTCTGAGCAAATTCCAGTTCTACCCTTGCGGCTCTCAGGACATGGCAAAGGCTGGATGGACTCACGTCCTGGCAGAAAATTTCACTCACGAGTACCGGGGCTTTCTTCTCCTGCAACATAAACGCGAAGAAAAGATTCTGCCCGCTCCAGTTCTGAAAGAAGAATTGCAGAAGAAAGTCCAAAAACTGGAAGAAGAGCAATCTCGTAAGTTGAAGAAAACTGAAAGAGACAGCCTTAAAGATGAAGTTCTTCATTCCTTACTTCCTCGCGCATTCTCCCGTAAGTCATTAGCTCGCATCTTAATCGACCGAGATAACCACCTGGTCTTCGTGGAAGCTGCCAGCGCAAAAAAAGCAGAGGATATGCTGGCGTTACTGCGCAAATCACTTGGCAGCCTGCCAGTTATCCCATTCACACCGAAGGATCCGCTGGAAATCACCGTGACGGAATGGATTAAACAGGGATTTCCTCAAGGTTTCCGGGCTGGAGACCAGGCCACATTAAAGGCACTGCTCGAAGATGGCGGCGCGGTGCTGTGTAAAAAACAGGATCTTCAATCCGATGAAGTGATGGCACATATTGAAGCTGGTAAGGTCGCTACGGCAATTTCGCTCAACTGGCAAGATCGCGCCTTCTTCCGCCTGGGCGATGATATGAGTATTAAATCGCTGAAATTCTGCGACGACCTGTACGACCAGAATGACGACATCGACCGGGAAGATGTCGCACAACGTTTTGACGCTGATTTCATCCTCTTTACTTCTGAATTATCAGCAATGTTTGCTTCACTGGTGGAGGCCGTAGGCGGTGAAGCTGAGCGTTAATAACAGGCCGCTCATGGTCAGTCTGTGCGATTATACGGGGGCAATGGTTGCCCCCTGGCTGGACTATGGTGTTGATGCGGCAATCGTAGATCCACAACATCCAGTTACACGTAATGAGCGTCAAGCGTCCGGTGCAATCCTGACTCGTATTAGTGCGATTATTGATAGCGATGAAGTATATGCATTCGTGCGTAACAACTTATCCCGCATTGTTTTTCTGGCCGGATTCCCACCGTGTACAGACCTTGCTGTATCCGGCGCTCGATGGTTTTCGTCAAAAGCTAAAAAAGATGCCTCGTTCCAGTTCAAGGCGATGCAAGTCGTCTGGCAATGTTACGACATGGCAAAAATGATCGGATGTCCTTTCCTTATTGAAAACCCAGTCAGCCAGATCTCAACCTTTTGGCGCAAGCCCGACTATTCATTCCATCCATATCACTACACTGCCTATTGCCGTGAAGATAATTACACCAAAAAAACGTGCCTATGGACCGGGCAAGGTTTTGTCATGCCTGAACCAGCGACGGATACATCGCTGGGTAAACCTGATAACCGAATCCATTCCGCACCACCAGGGCCTGATAGAGCTAATTTCCGTAGTGCTACTCCGCGTGGATTCGCTAAGGCTGTTTTTGAAGCGAATAAAGGGGTGATCTATGAGTAATTCGCAAACATGCATAGCCATTAACCGACCAGCGGTGAAAGCGACAATAAGTTATATGCGGGCCATCCGGGCGCAGGAAGAATATGAGCGCCCGATTTTTAAATGGGTAGGCGGTAAATTCTCAGAGTTGCCCATAGTGCTTGAACATCTTCCGCACGGTAAGCGCTTAATAGAACCATTTGTGGGTGGAGGATCCGTGTTTACCAATGCGGGATTCCGTCACAACCTGCTTAATGACATTAACAGTGACCTGATTAATTTCTATCAAACGTTGCAGCGCGAGGGGCATTCACTGATCACCCTGGCATATCGCTTTTTCCAGAACTACAACAACGTTGACGCTTATCTTGATGTTCGTGAAGCATTTAACAGGGGGAAGTATGACCAACTGCATCATGCTGCCGCCTTTTTGTACCTGAATCGGCATTGTTTTAACGGCCTTACGCGATATAACAAAAATGGCGAGTTCAATGTTGGGTATGGCAAATACAAATCGCACTACTTCCCACATACGGAAATGGAGGCGTTCCTGGCGAATGACGTAATCAAAAACACTTCGTTTGTATCAGGTGACTTTGCAGGCGTCATCGAGTCGGCTGGTGAGGACGATGTTATATTTTGTGATCCACCGTATGAACCTCTGCCAGATACAGAGGGATTTACCAGTTATTCAGGAAACAGCTTTCGTTTCGATGAACAGAAGCGGCTGGTATCACTGTTGGTTGAGGCCCACCAGCGCGGAGCTAAGGTGGTAATAACAAACAGTGGCGCGCCAAAAATTCGGGAATTGTACGAAGAAAACGGTTTTAAGCTGTACCCCATGCCAGCCAGACGGTCCGTGTCATGCAAAGCATCCACTCGGATAGTCGCTAACGATATCATTGCAACGCTCAAATAGAAAAAGCCCCGATCGGGGCTTTTTTGATGCCAATTCGGTACCGAAATAACACTAAAATGGTTGCCTTTTGATTCCATTCAGGTACCACATCAACACCAGTTTCATATCGATGCCATAGACACCAATACGGTATCAATTCGGTACCAATTCGGTATCATTTTGCATCCTCTGACTCAGCAAGCATGAGGATGGCATGTCGAATCAGATTCAATTTGCTACGGTTAAGTTTTTTGCTCAACTGATCAAGCACACCATACTCATATTCATTAAAGCTCACACGTATGGATTTAAAGTCGCGCGGCGCGTCTTTATCAAGCTCTTTGTTGTTTTCTGGCTGCTCGCCCGGAACCAAATCAGCTTTACTGGCAAAAGCCTCAATGCGGCGTTCAAGATCGAGATCTTTTACTTCTGTGGCTTTCGCAGATTTACGAGGCTTAATCACTTAATAGCTCCTTAACCAACATCTGGATTTCACCTTTAGCTTTTCCGTTGTCCATCTCAACAACCCCCTTCCCTTCAGCCATGCAGTCGCGGTAAACCTTGCGATCACGAATAATGGTTTTCAGCAATTTCAGTTGCGGATATTCAGCCAGATACTCTTTGGCCTCATTTGCTTCATTCACAACCGGATTTGACGGGGCCATCGTTAAGACTGCGCACGCCTTAATATTGGGATTAGGCATCAGATCCAAAGCCTCTTCAAACACCTCAACAAAGTGTGCCAGCGTGTCCAAATCTGGCTGAGACGGTCTGAATGGCACCAATAGAATATCCGCCGCCGTTATACCTGTGCGCATCTCTTTACTATCACGACCTGCGGTATCAACAACCACGTATTCATATCGATTGTTAAGATCGAGCAGAGTTTCTCGAATATTTCCAAACTTCTGGACGCAGTGAATGACTGGTGTCACTTCGGACGAATTACGGTCTGACGCCCATCTCGCTGCCGTTCCCTGCTTATCAGCATCAATCAAAACGACATCTTTGTTTTTACGGGCCAGTTCGGCACAAATATTAACGCTGGTGGTTGACTTGCCACAGCCTCCCTTTTGACTTGCTACCAGGATAATCATGTCCTTTCCTCGGTGTTGTTTTAGCATCACTTTAACACTGAACAGGTACCTCTTTGGTACCGTTTCGGTGCAATAACGGCACAATCCTCAATATTGCCAGTATAGCAGCAAATCCCCCATATCCCGGTACACGTTTTATACCTGGAAAGCACCAAACCAGCACCATTTATGCACCAGTACATAAGCGGCTCATATATGGTGTAAAATTGGTACCGAATTGGTGTTAAAGCGGTATAAAAAAGGCTGCAATTTGCAGCCTTTCAAGAACGCATTCGCTGTCAATCAGGTAGAGAATTAGCCAGGTTCCGCGCAGACGCACTTTCGACAACGACCTGCTCTTTACCCGGCGCTACAGGACCAGGGCGCTCCTCTGTCGCAGCAGGCACTTCCAGAAACGAGGCCAGCATTTTCCGGATCAGCTCTGGGTTATTCTCTTTTGTCAGAAGAGAGGCCAGCAATCCCGGCAGCCGACTATCGACTTCTCCCAGCGCAAGGCCAGCTAAAAGCGCAGTTCTTGCCATATCGCTATGTTTTTTTATCTTTTCACTCGCGGCTTTTTCATTGGCATAAGCCTCCGGGCGAAGATAAATCATCACTTTCTTACGTTCCTGGGACATGGACACACCTCGTTAACCGATAGCCTTCAGACCATGAACAAGAGCAAGTTGCGGGTCATCTGCCACAAAGAAACGATCATCACGAATGTTAACGTGCTCGCGAATTGCATCAGCCACCAGCGGCGCGCCACCGCCGATCACCATGACATGCGTATACCCTTTAAAGTCGCTAATTACATCAAGAACGCGAGTACGCAGGCGGTCAATGCTTGCACTAATAGCCTTTTTCACATCACCAATAGCGGATGGATCATTGATATTGTCGTTCAGATATTCTTCATCGTGGCGGTTAATAATAAGCTGATCGACATTGTAATTTGACGTTTCGGTATTGGCTCTGGCAAGTGCTTGCCTTACTTCCCTGGTGACCAGTGATACACCAAGATTCGAATCGCCAAAAACACGGGAAACTGCCGTCATTTGCCCGGCGACCATTGAAACATCAAGGGTAGTTCCACCCAAATCGACGATAAGAACAGAATGGGCAGGGTTCAGATTGTCGCACAGGCCAATTCCTGCCGGAATAGACTCCGGTCGTACCGTAACTTTCTTAATTGTGAATACATTGCCTTTATTCAGCGTGACAGGGCGCATCAGGCTGGCTTTTTTGCGCTCAATATTAGCGAGATTGTACTGCGCATCGTCGTCGTAAAACTCTGCCAGTGGCAGTGTAACCACAATTTCTACTTCTTGCGGCTCAATACCACTGGTCAACAAAGCATGATGCACAGCAAGAACGTTAAGCGGGCTGTACTGCCATTCCACGTTATTTGTCGGCAGAACATCTGGCGAGATCAGGTCGTACGAATACTTTTCGTCGTCAATGACATAGTTAAACGGCTTGCCAGCGCCAAATGTTGCTGACCATCCGCGCTTAAAGCTGTTAGGGCTGATGTGCGTGCGAGTTTCCCCATCTTGTTCCCACATCATTTTGATATTGGTTGAACCATCGTCGATAAAAATGCGCATCTTCTTGCTCCACTTCTGAGACACATTTGAGAATAAATCAAGATTTTAAAATAGAAACCATTGAGAATCCACACAATTTGAGATTTCTATGCGCAGCATATGAGCATTATTTGAGAACATTTTTAGCTACATACAGGGTGCTGTATCAGACTGAGCAACTTTTGAGAACAAAATGAGAACTAACAAAATGCTGAATTTCACTCTCTGCTTTGAATGGCGAAATAACAAAGTGAGGACAATAACCGGACTACAAGGAGATAACGAATGAGCGCAATAGCCACCAGCGACACGCTTTGTTCTGGTCACGGTGGATTCCCGCCGAGACTGGTAGCCGAAACCGTTCCCTGGTTCACCGTTAACGGCAAGCCTGTTGTTGTTGATGGTGCAGCCTTTCCCAGTCATACGGACGGCAACAGCGCACATCCGGGATCGGCTGTATCTACGCGGGCATGGTTCTCAATAGGAGGAAAGGGGGTGGTCTGTGTAGGCGATCCGCTTTCTTGTGGTTCTGTTATCGCCAACGGCGAGGATATTTTTCAGGTCGCATAATGCTTGATTCAAAAGGCGAAGTTAAAGCCTTCAAAATTCTTTCAGGTTCAGGTACTGCCACTCCAGAGTCCATCACCATAAGCCGGGCGGCATCCACAAAAGCCTCGTCACTCGCAAGCGCCATGAAGGGAATGGTTCATGACGATAAAACCTACCCTGAATCAGTGTCAGCCTGGACAACTAAGTTAATTGTTTTTTCAGAACAACTCGTTGCCGCCAGCAAAGCCTGTTTATCACTTGCTGATTCTCTTTCCCCATACACCACGCCATCAGAACTGTTACAGATGAAGATTGGCTGGGAATGCCACGCAAAAGGTAATGAACTGGCACCCACGCCAGCATTCGCTCTCGTGGAGGGGATGGGTAATGTTTCCATACCGCAATCATTAACGGACGCATTGGCGGTGCTGAAACTTGACGATCTGAGCGCCGCTATGAGCGCCATTAACGCAAAAATAGAAGCCGCCGGAAGTACGGGCAGCGATGGGAATCAGGCTGGTGGAGGGACTGCTCCGGCTCCAGTCATTACCCAGGATGAAATTGACGCTCTGAGGGAGGCAGTAACAACAGCGGAAACTTCACTCTCCGGGATTAATTTAGCCAGCGAGAATGTTGCATCTCTTGCAGGTCGGATAAGAACGTCAACAGAACAGGCTGCAAGGGGGCTTGAGAATGCTGTCGCCATCACGCTAACAGGCTCTCTACTGAATGACGCAGTAATGAGTCCGGCAATCAGCCTGATCATGCCAGAAGGCGTTATTGAGGCGCTACAGAGTGGCTCCAAAAAGGAACAATATAAACACCAAAACGGCACCTGACAGGATTCAAATTGGTACACTTTCAACACCAAAACAACACCAAAAGAGGCTGTTTGTGAAAAAAATCATCTTGATTGTAATAACGTTCATTGCCGTATCTGGGTTTTACCGGGCAACGTCGGCTGTCATCGATCACATCAGGTACGTCCGCTCGCTTGAAGACTCAAAATCACAACTGGAAAGCGAGAACAACACGCTTTCTACAGCATTGCAGTTAAGTGAAGACGCTCGATCTGCCATGCAGGTCGAAAACGAAAGAATCAAAGAACTGGAAAAAGACTACCAGCGCAAAGCCACCGAACTTAATAACAGACTGACCAAACAGCGGGAGGAAAGCCAGAATGAAATCACTCGTCTTGAAGCTGCGTTACGCCGTGCTGGGATTAGTGATGTGCGTTTACCTGATGATGTTATCCGGATGCAGCGGGAACGTGCAAAAGCCATCAACCAGCGTGCCAGTGAATATTACCGTGGAAGCCACCAGCAAACCGCAGGCCATTCTGATTGATTATTCCCCTTGCCTGGTACCTGAGGAAACGCCAGGGTTGCTAAACGAATGCCCGACATACACAGAACGGTTATTCAACGCGATAGATGAATGCAACCAGCGAAACGCGCTAAATAACCAGCGAAATAAAAAGATTTGGGAGGGGGAGGGGAGTCACGGCTCCTGAAGCCAGATATCTTGGCTGTCAGCTTCCTCGAATCCGTGACAGACGTTAAAGTCACTCAACCGGTACGGGCGCTGACGGCCTTTGTTTCTTTCATGCCAGTGCATATAGCCACCAGCGAATGCCAGCGGGCAATCACTATAGTCAATGTAACCAATCCCATTCCCCAAACGTGCCTCGCGCGCGCCTGCTTTCCAGGACAACAAAAAAGAGTCACGATCTGCCAGCATGACGACAAAATCATCCGGATCTCCAATGCAGTGAAGAATACCTGCCTTACATAACTGCTTGAGCGCCTTCGACTGACCCAGAATGTCCTCACCGTAATACTGAAAACAATCATCAACTACAGCAGACCATCCTGCCGGAGGATTCAGGCTTGTCGGTATCGCTGACGCAATAGCCAGCATCAAGCGATACTGCGTTTTCGATGGATTTGCGTGACTCATTTTGCGTTCTCCTCTTCTGCGCCAGCTACTGGCAATTCACTGCCGCCATGCGTTTTTCAATTCTGGTATGTCGGCCTTTTCCACCAGCACTCGCAATCCCCGACTGGCCTTGCCGCCACCTTGCTCGACTAACCAGTCATGGAAGGCTTTAGGCATGTACAACGATGTGACCATCGGTTTTTCAACTTTTATCCTGCATCCTGGGGCAGGCCATCGAACAGTTTTGATAACAACTTCCGGCGGTGTGGAGGCTGGAACATTGAGGATGTCATGACCACCAAACTGAATAACTACCCGGTCAGCGAGACTGAGTATTTCCGGTTCGCTCAGAATGTTCTCCAGTTGGCTCTCTACAAGACGGCGCTTTGTTGTTCTCAGCTTGTGGCTTTTCGCCCCGTTCGGATAAGAAACAAATATGCTGTAGCTCATACTTTTAACGATATGTGTTAGAAAATTAAATTAAAGCACATAAACAATTGTGTGTGAACAAAATTTATTTTCTAAAAGGTATTGACGAAATAACAAAGTCAGTATTGTTCCACTGTCAAAAGAACCTTCACGCCGCGCCCGAAAGTAGGGCTTAACCGTGAATAAAACCATTCAGCCAGCTCGTGATCGCGAGCGCGATATTATGAATCGGGCGGCAAGCGTCATGGCTATGACCGTCGATCCGACCACTGATGCTGCGGGCAACATGATTGCTGATAACGCAGTAATGATGGAAAACCTGGATAAAGCTGTCCAGAAAGTACCTATGTTTGAAGGCGTACCCCCGGAAGCTGCACGTCAGATTGCTGGTGGATGGGCGATGTCTCTGCATGAGTACAAGCGTCAGAACGGTCACTACCCGGCAAGTGATGTGCTGGCAAACGCACACAGAGCACTTGAGCGTTTGATGACTGAATGTGCCAGCAATACACACGAAGGCTCTGGCAAAGCTATGTTTGAGTCTGTCGCGGAATCTATGCGTACCTCTGACGGTGTAATGAAGGTCGCGCAGTATGCAGCATTAATCCTTCCGGCTTCTTTAGGGGCAGCCACCAGCGATGCCTGTACCTTTGTTCCTTGCGAACGTGACGAGTCCCATATTTACGAACTGCTCAACGTTGCAGGCACTAAATTCGGCTCCTTCCAGCAGGGCGACGAACTGGACATGCAGTCTGCTGGCGTTTATTCACAGATGAAACGCCTGTATACCCTGACTGAAAAAGGCGATGGCAGCAAAACAACCTTCAAGTTCGATATCCAGAATTTTGAAGGCCAGGCCTGCCCGATCCGCCAGGGATATAACAAACTTTTGATTAACCGCAAACCGTCCAAAGTGGACGATGGCGACGGCAACCTGTATTTCAACGACCGCGACACCAAAGGCAATGCTTTTTCTGCTACGGCGAAAGTGACATACGACACTGGCGTAATTGACATCACCTTTACCGACGCGCCAGCAGAAGGCACCGAGATTGCCGTTCAGGTTGAAATTAACGTTGAGCGCAATCCTGGCCTGATCCCGGTAATTAACCAGGCAATGCGCAAATATACCGTACGCCCGTCACAGTACGTCATTGCGTCCGAACATACCGTCATGGCGGCATCAGATTTAAGCCGCGAGCACGGCCTGGAACTGGCAGCACTGCAATTCTCCGCAATGCGTAACTGGATTTCTCACGAAACCGACATTATGCGTCTGCGTACCCTGGTATTCCATACCGTTTACGGACGTGAATTTGATGTTGCTCTGCCAGAAGCACAAAACTACGAGTCCTGGGTAGGTCTGCTACGCCATGCAGTAAACGCGCTGTCTCAGGATATGGCAAACCGTACCAAAACTACGGGTATTCGCGGTGGCTTCGCGGGGGCTGATGCGGCTAACTTCTTGCGTTCTCTGCCGCCGCAACACTTCCAGATCGCACCGGGCTATGTCCAGTCCCCATACGTGCAGTACATCGGCACACTGTTTGGCTCTATCCGTATCTACGAAGTGCCGCAACCTGTCTGCGAACAGTTCGGGAAGCAGGGCTATGAGTTCGGCCTGGATGACATTTTCTTCTACGGTCGCGGCGAAGGCATCGGCAAAGCTGGCCTGATCGCGGGCGATGCTGTCCCGGCTATTCCGTATGTTCATGAAACAAACCCGTCACTGGTTAACCGCACCACTCTCTGGGGCACAGCCATCAACGAAGTTCATCCACGCAACGGTGAAAACTACTTCGCTCGTCTGCGCCTGACTCGTTCGAAAGAAGGTGCGATTGACATGCTGACCGGGCAGATCAACGAAAAAAAGTAGCAGTGGCGAACGTGTCGGTAGCACCAGCGTCGCTTGAAGTTGACAAAGGTGAAACCATCGCCGCGAGCACTTCAAAGGCACGGAAAACAACAAAGCAGAAGTAAGACACGCCCCTGAATAAGGGGCGAATCAGGAGAAAAGAATGGCTGACATTCAAGTAACCATTACGCCCGCAGACGCAACAGATAAATCTTTTACCGTTGAGTCTGATCACCCAGAAATTGTGAGCGTGGAAGGCACTACATGCACCGCCAGAACAGCAGGGCAGGCCGTACTGACCATTACCACAAATGATGGCAGTAAAACCGCGCAATGCACCGTCACTGTTCGTGAGGCTGCAAAAAGCGTGAGCAGTGTTTCCAGCGAACCTACCACAAAAGAAGTGAATGTAGGCGACAGCTTCACTGTGGGCGAAGCCTGATTGAGGACTCCTCACGTTAAGTGGGGAGTCCTGTCTCATCCGCACCAACGAGGATAAGTGCAGCATGAATAAAATTAGTTTTTCGGTAGGGCAGGCCGCAGGTGTCGCCGTTATGGCGGTCGATGCTGACGCTACTCTATCCAATACCAGTGGCGGGGCTTCGGTCTTTGCCGGGCTTGTCATCTCTCGACGAGGTGCGCCGGGGAAGGTACTGCAAGTCAATGCCACCACCTACCAGAGTGTATTAGGTACACCAATTCACCCGCGTGTGGGTGCAGCATTTGAATCATACCGCCACGTGGAGCGTGCTGTGAACGGCGGCAGCGGCTATGTTGTGCGTGTTTGTCCAAAAGACATGAAGGTACCTGGCATTTCCGTTTCGGTAGCGGCAAAAGCAAAGGCAAGCAAAGCGACGGCCAAAAATCTCGCTGTCGAACCAGAAACAGTGGAGGTTAACACTGGCGATACTATTAGTGTTCGTGTTAATGAAACCGCCACGACTAAGCCCGTTACTTTCACACCGAAACAAACGCCGGAAATTACAGAAGATGCCGTTGCAATCTTCTACATTAAAGATGGTGACGCGTCTCAAAACCGCACGCTCTCTTTAACATGTGACGAAGACAGCGAACTGTATACGCTGACACTGAAAGAAAAGCAGGCAGACGGCTCCGTTGAAACGCTGGAAAGTCATCAGGTTTCCTTTAAGCCGGAAGGCACAAACGATATGGGCCAGCCAGCATGGATCCCTACGTTGCTGGAAAGCCAGTCTAACCGCCTGGGCGCAGTGCTTGCAGATAATGCCGAAGGCGTTGCGGCGAAGATCTCCTTTGAAGATGTTGCGTTCGAGGGCGGCTCCGATGGCACACTGACCAGCATTGAAGCCGAAGACTATCTGGAAGCCCTGAAAATTCTGGAAGCCTCGGAGGTCAATTACACCGCACTATTGTCTCTTGGCTGCTATGACCCTTCTGTCCTTGCCAAAATCAAAACGCTGGCAGAAGACGTTCGCGTGGACATGTTCTACGACCTGAGCGGTAACAAGACACCAGAAAAGGCCATCGAAGAGGCAAAATCACATAGCTTTGGCGGCTCTCATCAGCCAAGTCGTTACTACTTCCCGTATGCCTGCCGCGATACCTTCACTGGTATGAATGTTGTTTACGGCATCAGTTGTGACGCATTTGTGGCGAAAGCGAAAGGTGTTGCACTGGTATCAGATGTTGGTGGCTGGCATTACGCCCCGGCAGGTGTTTCCCGCGCAATTATTGATCGCCAGAACATTTCCCGCCTGGCAAGCGTTGGTGTGATTGACCGCGAAGCCTTCGTGAAAGCTCGCATTAACCCGGTATCCATTGCCGCAGATGGCTCTGTCTATATTGACGACTCTCTGACCACGTTCAGCAAAAATAATTACCTGCGTTTCCAGCACGTATCGTCCCTGATGAACGCTATCGCACGCAATTTCTACGAAGTTGCTCAGGCAATTAAGCATGAACCGGATGGCATCACGCAAGCCACTCTGATGAAAGCGATGACAGAGCTGCTTGACCGATTCTATGCCGCTGGTGCGCTGGTTAAACCGCGCGACGCTTCTCAGGGGGAAGCCCCATATGTCGTGTCGGTCACTCAGCAAGATATCGACTTGTGGCAGGTTGACTGGTCTGTCTGTCCGACTGGCACAGCCCGCCGAATTGTCGGCAAACCGATCCTGATGCGTTGATTTATACCCCGCCAAGATGGCGGGGAGTTATGAGGTTTACGAATGAACAATTTTACCGTTGCAGATCCGTTCATGCGTGCGCTTTTTGCATCCCAGCACGCCGATAATCAAGATGCCGCGATGCTTGAAAGCGCAAATAGCAAAAAAGAAAAGACCACAGATAAAGTTGATGTTGAGAAAGCAATGCTGGAAGCCGTTGAATCCCGCGCCAAAGGCGATATGCGAAGCCTGGCAGCTTCCATGCTGGCTGGCTGGGTAGAAGATGGAGATCCAGAAGCTGACTCCTTCGATGCACTGGCAATTTCTATGGCTGGTCTTACTGACATTGACGAAGACACTGATTTCACTGACGAGCAAATCGACGCGTACAACGAAGCGCTGGCTGCACTGGCTGACGCCGCTGTCGCGCTGGGTGCGGATCAGGATGACGTTACTGAGATGATCGATGACGATGACGACGCCGCTGCGGAACGCGTATTCGATGCGTTATCCGAAAATGACTCCGACATGATGGAATCCGCGATTGCGATTTACACCGTGGCTGGTGGCGATAGTGCAATGCTGGAAGATGTGCGTAAGAAAGTCGTCCGTGACGGCAAAGTTACCATCATCCGCAAGCGACCGCGCCCACGCCGCATGACTTCTCTCCAGAAGCAGGCTCTGAAAAAAGCCCGTCGCAAAGCGCATACTTCAGTGGCAAATATCAATCGTCGCAAGTCTATGCGCATTCGTAAAAAACGCGGCCTTTAATTGAGACATCAGGCCACCAGCAATGGTGGCCTCTTATTGGAGGACATCGGTTGATTTGCGGTGCGATTATGCCTGACGGGATAAGCCCGTTATTGAAGGTGTACATCAGGAATAATTCCAACACGGATATGGTTGTCGGGTATATCGGTGAAGGTTCATCGGTGGAGTTGTCGTCAATCTGGCAGTCACCATTCGAAAACCAGTCTGTTGGTGGCCTGCTCGGTGGCATCAGTTCTGCCGCTGGCTCTCTGGCTGACACACTCCAGACCGCAACTGGCGTAACAACAAAAACGCTTTTTAACTCCATGCTGGTATGGGAAGGGCAGGAACCCCCTGAATTTAATCTGGTTATCGACTTCATGGCTACGGTAAACGCACAACTTGAAGTGAATGCTGCAATCAATGCATTACTGAAAATGGAGTCGCCAGAATTAAACAACGTCGCTCCATTTGGGCGTCGTCCTGAGACGGTCACGTTGAATATCGGCAGAAACGTAATGTTATCTGATGTTGTTATCAAAAATGTGAGCTTTCAACTGGATGCGCCTCGCACTCCGGAAGGCTATTTCACTCACAACACCGTAACCCTGCAATGCAGCGGAAACACTTCGATTAACCGTAGCAATATTTCATCTGTTTTTGTGTAGGAGTAATTATGTCCGGTTTTGCAAATACAAAAGCCGATATCGCCTTCCTGAAATCCCGGTTTAATAAAAATCTGGCAGCAGGCGAAAAACTTATTGGTTCAGAATTCTGGATGACTATTAAAGGTTACGAAAACCTGTCTGTACTTGTTCGTACCACTCAGTTACCGGAAATGACACGCGAAGACGTGGAGGATTATGCCCCCGGCGGCATGAAGTTCAACCAACACGGGCCATTGCGCAACTCTGGTGAGTTCCAGGTCACCTGCTCTGAGACAATCGAAGGGGATGTACTCGCAGCCGTTAAACAAATGGTTTATGGCAAAGAGTATCTTGATATCACCTTCCAGGCGGCGGCTGAATCCAACAGCGGCAACCACAAAGGTCTGATTCGTACCTACTCTCACTGCAAAGTGTATTCCGACGCCGTGGACTTCTCTTCCGAAGACGTAACGGCAGTCGTGAAACCTTCCCTGCGTATTGTTTACAACTGGGTAGAGTGATCTCTTTCCCGTCCTTCCGGACGGGATTTCCTCTGAATTTGAGTTGTGGCTACGATGACACCAACCGAATTATTAGAAAGCGTTAAAACGCGATTTAACCCACTGCTTGTGCGTGAAGAAGACACGCTGAAAGCCTTCCTGATTAAAGCGCTGACCACGTATCAGGACAGGGCCGGGGTAGTGAAGACACTAAAACTCGAAAAATCTGGTGGCACCGCAATCCCATTGCCGGAAGATTATCTATCCCTTGTTCACGTCACCGACAGCAATGGCCTTTTGGTCTATTCGGATGAACTATCCGGCTTTATTGAATTAGAGCTGACAGGTTCAGAACGATGGCCTTTTCGGATGCTGTATCTGGTTAATCTCCGCGACAGAAAACTGGACGAATGGCAAGTGCCGCCTGCAATCATTGGAATGTTGGAAGAATACCTGGAGGCGCTTATCAATGTCAGAAATGTCGCCCGCCAGCGTCGAGCGTCCATCGACGGGAAATTTGACTACTCAGATCTACCTGATGAAGCCACGTTATATGCCCGCGTTCAGGAGATTGAAGAAAAAATGTCCTCAAACCGGGCGATTATTCCGGGGGCTACCATTTTTTAACGCTGGAGGCGCAGAGTGAGTATTTTCAGCAGCGTTGGTAGAACGTTGACCACCGCACTGTCATTTAACACAAAATCATTCACCAGCAACCTCATTAGCGACATTCTGGATAAAGCAATATCCGGCGGCGGGGTAAGTGGGAACTACAGCAGCGATATTGCCTACGGGAAAAATATTGTTGCTGCCGCTATGCGTATTCGTTACGCCCAGGGATGGCAGTGGACGGTTGAAGTGGACGGTCTGAACGGTTTCGATATGTTCGTGAAGGATATCACCTACAGCAGCGGAAATATCGAGACAGAAAACAAGGTGATAGGTAGCGTAGAGTTCAGCAAGCCAACCTACGTCACCGCCGGACCAGTCACGATGACCGTAAGGGATACCGAAGACGGCAAGATCATGAACTGGTTCAAAGAGCGTCGTTCCCGCGTGACAAACCCGGACGGAACAATAAACCTTCCTCCTGAATATCTAATGAAGATCCGGCTCTACCGGGTAACTCAGGATGGCGGTAAAGAACTGGAAGAGGAAATGCGCGTATTCCCCACTCAACTTGGGGAAATCACCCGCTCACGAGACCAGGTGTCAGAGTTCTTGTCATATCCAATCACTTTCCAGAAATACACATCCGCAGGCTCAGGTGTTTCTGCTTTGGTCAACGGTGCCGCTGGCATGGCTACAAGCGCGTTAAAGGGGGCTGTGAGTGGAGTGATCAAATTCTGAATAGCTTTAATTATGTGTGCTGGAGGGTTGCTCATTTCCCGTCAGCACCCACGACCTCAACGATAGCGGGTAGGGAAGGTAGCGCAATGTTGAGGGCATTTTTTACATCATCAATCCATCAGCAATGAAGGCATTCTTTACATATTTCAATAATATCAATCAGTTAACACAATGAATGATAATAAAAAAGCGCAATAAGAATGCACGATACGCACGATATTGGTTGAGGGCGATTTTTACATAATCCTTACATATCAATACGTTATATAAAAATACAACTTGCTAATAACAAGATACATGAAATTAAGATGTAAAAATTACCCTCAATTGCCGATCGTTAAGGGCAAATTCTACACCTTGAGAGGGGTGTAAAAATTGCCCTTAAGACTGCTGATAGGTAAATTTTATCCTGGTAACTTTGCCGCCTTCCGTCACCTCTGAGAAGACTATTTTCATTTTTGTATTTTTTTCAATCTCTGCTACAGCCTTCGTTAAAAAACTTCTCTTAAATTCGGCATACCGCTGATAGCTTTTTGGTAAGCCATAACGCTCCCGCATCCATTCGACGCCAAGTATGGCAAAGCCGCTTCCATCATCCTTCCTGTACTGGCATAAGGACTCATAAAGCCGCATAGAATAAGGATTTGTAAGGCGAGATACTTCGGTAAAATTCAGCCTTGTGAATCTCTTATCAAGCAGAGTAAAAAACGGCATGAGATATGGATTAAGATGAATAATGTAAGTCCCGCGCCGTGGTGAATAGGCATCCTTAATCATCCAGGGATAAGACTCATAACTGTCTTCTGATTCGGTCGATTCATCAGGGTTATATATCGTAACTTTCTTCTCGCTAAGCCCTGAAATGGCCTTACGAATATCCTTGCTGGCCTCAGCAGAGGGCAAATTATACATCTCTGCATATTCGTTGACCGTCAACTCACAGGCACCTGAACCAAGAACGCCATCCTTAGAAGCATAGCGAAGTCTTCCCACCACAATAAACAACAGTCGCTTTTGGTCGCGAGTCAGGTGATAAGCAGCCTCCGTGATCTCATTGGCTTGTGCCAGACTACGACTAATAGGTGTCGCTGACTCAATCAGGCTGACGGCTTTTGCTGTTAATTCCGCTCTGTTCATAACCCTGTGTGATCCTTCAAATGGTGAGGGCAATTTTTACATCACTTTGAGGGCAATTACTACACCTTTTGAGGGCAAATCTTACACCTTTTGAGGGCAAATCTTACACCGATCGTATTTAATTGAGGGCAAATCTTACACCTGTCTCCTCTACAGCCCGCGCCACTACTGGCTCCAGCGACGCCTAAAAAGGATCTAAAAAGGATTAAAAATGGAAAAAGGTTTATAAAAATACTCTGTGGATATGTGAGTAGCGTCACTTAAGGTGTAAAAATCACCCTCAATAATCGCTTCTCGACCGGCAAAGATCTTCATTCAATTCCCATCGCAAATCACACACTCCCTATCCTCTGGAAAATGAACAGATACCTGCTTTTCGGAGGAATACTTGAACATTCCAAAATTCCCATTGCCTTCCCGTCCTGAGACAGAAATTCAGTTCCACGCCCCTACCGTGAAGGATGCGCTGAAATATTCTGAACTGAACCCGGCAGAAGATGAGGCAACTACTACAGAGTACCTTAACTCTATGCAGGATGGTGAAATTAACGACAGTGCTAACTGGACAGTTCAGGATCGCAGAACTGCTCTTTGGTGGATATTTGTTAATTCGCGCCCCGATGCAGTAATGACCTACTCCTATGAGTGCAGTCACTGCGGTAATACGCATCATGCAGATATTAACCTGAGCGACCTGGCCCAAACAGTAGAAATACTCACTGTACCTCCTTACGTGAAAACCAACGTACCAGTAAATGGAGTACCAACTGACTGGATACTAAAACCATTAACCGGGAAAGGCGCGGAACTCCTTGAACGAATGCGAGCGTCACTTCCTGATATGAAAAGTCCCGAATACAGTGCTGGCGTAGCACGGATGCGAATTGCTGAACTCGCTTTATGCACGGCACTGGATGACGATCCGGAAGACTTCACTCAAGCAGCTAACCGCCGTTTCGATATCATTGAAAGCATGGCGCTTGAAACGGAATTCACGCCGTTGGTGGCCCGTATCCAGCTAATGCAAAAAGACCTTCGCCACGGCCTGAAAATGGCAATCGAACGTGGCACAAGCCGCCTCATTTTGCCACCACAACGTTGCAAAAACGCTAAGGAGGGTGCAGACGTGACTACCACGCTGTACGCCCCATTTCTCAATCGAGAGTTTATCCCATCAATTAGATCTGAATGGATGGCTAACCATTATTAACAACCTGGCTCTGTACGGATACCAACCTATTAGCGACGTCGAGCAGCTTCCTCAATGGCGAGCGCTCCACATGTCCAGGGCGCTGGAAGAGAAATACAAAGCACAGACCGGGAAGAAACGCTGATCACCGGGGTGGTAAGTGAGGACATTTTGAAAGAGAACAAAGACCGTATTGCGATAATTGACGCGATTCAAAGCGCCAGTTCGGATGAATTGGAAGCGCTGGCAGAAATAAAAAAAGCGATCATGTCGAATATCGTTGTTTCAAATAACGATAATAGCCACCAGGGCAAAGTGAGTCGTCGGCTGTCTCGTACTCAAAACAACAGGCAATCAAAAACAGGCTCTAATAGTGCTCGTGATCAGCAAAACGTGTACGAGGAACGGCTACCTCCAAAGAAAAAACCTTTACGAATGACAACGGCATCAAGATCTGCTGTTGTAACGGATTATCCGCAACGTAAAGAACGCCGAAATAATACCGATAAACGTACGGCAGCAGTTCCACTTATATCCCAATCACCTGCTTCTTCGCCAAAAAAACGTGCGCACAGGCAAGCCGGGGCTGTTCAGACAGAAAATCCTGAACAATCTCCTTCACCACGTGAAAAATCAGCATCACCAACGCTTCGAGACAGTAACGGGCGCTTTGTGTCTCAGCAAAAGAACGAGGACATTGCCAGGAGGAAAGAACGCCAACAGGAACAAGATGCAGAGGCCAAACTCCAGGCCGGATTTTTCCGCAAATTAGGCTCAATAATGGGTGCCGATAGCAGTGGGCCATCCAGCGAGGACTCATTGACTGATGCCGCTGGTGTAGGCGCTGGTGGTCCATTATGGATGGCTGCAAGAGGAGTGTTTGACATCTCTAAAGAGATCACCGGGAAAGCAGTATCACTGAAAGAATGGGTAGGTAAGTTTGAGGATGATGACGCAAACAACCGCGTAGCAACAAAAAAAACAGCGATCACATACCCGGCCCCCGGCGAGCATAAAGCGTCAGCAACAGCATTTAGCGGCGCTGTAGAAGCTAAATCAACACGGGCAGTGGAAGAACAAACCAAGATTCTTGAAGGGAATGATTCGAAAATCATTGATGGCCTTGAGGACGTCACTGACGAGATCGTGAAACTACGTAAATCTGTCTCGTCCGGTGGTAATTTCCGGCTTAGTGACCTGTGGCGAAATAGATCTGTACGGCGTAACAAAATCAATATTGGCGGAGAGTCTCGCACCAGGCGAAACAAAGGCCGAAAAAAAAGCGCTAAGGCAGGAAAACTGCTTTCTGCCGGAGAGAAAGCGGCGGCAGGAACGGCTACTGTTGCTGGTGGCGGTGCTGCAATCAAGGCCGGGAAAGATGTCGCGGTAAAAACTGGAGAAGAAGTCGCACTGAATACAGGGAAGAAAGCGGCGGCAGGAACGGCTACTGTTGCTGGTGGCGGTGCTGCAATCAAGGCCGGGAAAGATGTCGCGGTAAAAACTGGAGAAGAAGTCGCACTGAATACAGGGAAGAAAGCGGCGGCAGGAACGGCTACTGTTGCTGGTGGCGGTGCTGCAATCAAGGCCGGGAAAGATGTCGCGGTAAAAACTGGAGAAGAAGTCGCACTGAATACAGGGAAGAAAGCGGCGGAGAAAAAAATCGGTGCTGTAGCACTTAAAGATACAGCCAAACTCGGAATTAAATCTGCGGCCTCTATGGGGGCAAGGGCGATCCCCATCATCGGCTCGCTGGCAATGGCGGGATATGATGCGGTTGACGGCTATAACGACACGGAAGCACAAAAGGCTGCATTTGGACTCAGCGATCAGCAAAAGGTCTCTACACAGCAGAAAAGCGCATACGCCGCTGCGAATGTGCTGGATATGGGAGGAATTGTTTCCGGCGCAACCAATCTGATAGGGCAGGGGATATCAGCACTTGGATTCCAACGCGCCGGAGAGTCACTAAAGAACTTCGAAACGGCTGATATAGCACGCGGTGTTAATGGCGCAATAGATATCACAAAATCGGCCTTTAACGGAGTGACTGGTGCAGTTAAAGACGCGTTTTTGTCTACAGACGACAGCACCAAGCAGGTTAAAAAAGCGGTTGAGGACGGCACAAGGAAAACTGTTGATGCGATTAATTCCTTAAAACAACAATTGCAAGGCGGGATTAATGGCGAAGATGGTGTGGGGGTATACGGATACACATCCCCGTCTGAATTTAATGCGCCTGCCGTAAACACCATTACCGATGATCTGAATATTGGCGGGAGTAACGCCCAAAACCGCAACTACCGGAACCATAATCTTGGGAATCTGGTGTTTGCCAACCAGGAGGGGGCTACGCTTGAAACCCCAAATGCCAAAGGCGAACAACGTTTTGCCCGGTTTAATACCCCAGAAGAGGGGATCAGGGCGCTGGCAAACCAGGTTTCAAGTTACTACAACGGCACAAGCCGTGCTGCGGGGTATCAAAAGCTCCAGACGGTTTCCAGTATTATCTCCAAATGGGCACCAGCCAACGAGAATAACACCAACCAGTACATTGATAACGTCAGCAAATATCTTGGCGTGTCACCAACGGATAAAATTGATGTTTCTAATCCGGAAGTAATGACACACCTTGTGCGGGCTATAGCCACGAAAGAAGGCGGTAACCCGGCGGTCAGAGATGAATTTATCAAAACCGCATTAGGCACCTTCAATGCATCGACCGGGCGCTGGGAAGGCCAGTTCAATGACGAAACTCTGGCAAAACTCAATAAAATCCAGAAGGAAAATGGCGGACAGCTTATTGCACGTAATTCACAATACAGCGTTGGCAATAAGGTCAAATATGCCAACGGCAATACGCCAGCAGTGCCAGTAAATAAAGCCATTCCTATTAAGTCAGCCGAAACGTTTGAAGTTGCTCAGCACGCCCAGGCCGCGAAGAAGATGGCGGCAAATACTCCTACAGCCAGTGAGCATCAAAAAACTGATGGTAATTCAGAGAGTAAGTTGCATTCCCTGCTTGAATCCAGCCATGAAGCAATTGCAGAAGTGGAAGGGATGTTTGGCGGTGCTGGTAGTTTTATAGGTGACAATTTTCAACTCACCAAAGAATTCGCATCTGCTCAATCAGCCGGGGGGATCGAGGCACTGGTTGAAAAGGCTCGCAGAATGGATCAGGCAATGACCGCCAAAGTATCTTCCATCACGGGTAAATCATTCGGTTTTCAGCCAGCAAAACAAGTTGCTGCGATCCAGCAGGCATTGCAACAAAAGCGCACACCACCAGCGGCGGCTAGTGATGTGAATCTACTTGAAACCAGCAAGGACAACGCAGTTTATAACAATGGATATCGGGTAGTAGAAGGTGAGGATAAAGGTTTCCTCGGCTCACTACTGGATTCCTCTGCCACTGGATTAACTCGTATTGGCGCTGCCGTTCTGCCTACGGTGGGGGACAGCCTTTCAAGGCTGGTGGGGGGACTCGATGGTGCCGGACTGGTAAATGATCTCGTCTATCAGGCCACAGGCCAGAATACCAACATTGCCCGCGCAATAAGCCCTCTGACAAAAGCAACGGGGAGTTGGCTTAATGGCGGCATAAATCAGGTTGCCAACACCATTAAAGGTGTATCCGGTGATTTGAATACCCTGGCATTCGGCTCAGCCTCTGCGATTCAGGAACCTTTTCTTGCAATGCCTCCTCAGTTGCCTACCGTGACTGACCTTGCCCGAAGTGGTGTCCGCCAGACTTTAAATACTGACACTGTAAATAACGATCCGGCTATGTTGAAGGTGCTGGATAACGTCTATTCCATCCTGAAAGACATTCTGAATGTGAATAAAAACAATGCAAAAGGTGATCCGGATAAGGTTGTTAAAACGGCACAACCGCAACCGCGACAACGGGCCAGCACGGTTATTAACGATCCCTCACTGGATGCATTGCTTGAGGATTAATACCTATGTTGTATGAGATAGATTCCTGCCTTCGAACCAATGAAAGCGGGGTCGTTATTGCAGAAGGTATAACGGCGGCATGGATTGCCCGCCTTGATGAATGGCTGCGCACCCCGGAAGGCAGTGTTTATGGCTTGCCTTCATGGGGAAATCCTATGGCTGAGTTTAAGCACGAACCTTTTGGCGGTGATAACTCGCACATTATTGAAGTGGCAATAGAAGGCCGGATTATGACCAAACTTAGGCAGGATCTGCCGGGACTGGATGTGCAGGGCATCAGGTGTTCAGCCATTTCGGAAGACCAATTGTTAATCGTTATATATGCGAAAGGCAGTAGCCTGAACGTTGTAATGCAGAAAGCAAACGGAGAGACTTTGTGAGTATTACCGAATTACTGGATAAATTTAACGCGAAGCTCAATGAAAATACCTGGTGGGCGCGTTTTGTTAATAGCCAGTTCGCGCAAATGATGGCGGTGCTTGGCGCTCAGATCATATATACAGCGGAAACATATGCCAGTAGGGCATTAACCGAAGGCTTTATCTCCACGGCGACAAGGCGGGCAAGTATTCTTGCGGCGGCAGAAGATCGAGGTTATGTAGGGCGTTTTGTCAGTGCATCCTATGGAACGATTACCATCATCAACAAATCCAATGCGGATATCATCCTTCCTGCTGGCGCTGAGTTGCTCGCCAGCGACCAGACACCGCTTGCTCTGACCAACAGCATCGTTATACCCGCTGGTGGGAAAGTTTCTGCTGTTGGGGTCAAACAGCATGAAGCCGTAAGCGTGACATTTGATATTGAGAAAGAAACGCTATTTCTTACCCTGCTGCTTTCGCGTGAATTAACAAAAGAGGTATCTAGCCTTGCAGTAACAGTGATCCGAAACGGGGAGGCGGATAAATGGATTTATAACCCGTTATTTCGGATGTCTCGCGATACCAGTAAGCACTATGTGCTGGTGTATAAGCCCACTGAGCAACTCGGCGTTCGCTTCGGTGATGGCTCTATGGGAATGATGCCTCCAGCCGGAAGCCAGGTACGCATTGATATTATGGCAAGTCAGGGCGACTACACCCTTGCTGAAGGCCAGAAGCTGGAACCTGCTGGCAATATCGCAAAATACGTTGATGTTCTGGATATCACTACCGACTCTATCATAACTGGTGGTGGCGGCATGGAAACTACCGAAGAAACACGCAATCGCGCTCAGTATTATGTGCCATATGATGAGCAGGTTGTTTGGGGTGGGGATTATCGTCAGTTTATCCAGCAAGTCGTAAACGGGACATCGTGGCTGAACGTATGGGGTGAGGCACTCCAGGAAAAAGTAACTGGTTATGATGTCCGTAATATCAATAAAATTTTCTTCTGCGGACATAAGCCCGGCGTAAGCCAGGAGTCTCTGGCTTCTGAGATACTCAAGGCTCTTAACGACGTACCTAACGAACTGAATAAAAAGTTTGAGTACGTTTCCACTAATGAGCAACCTTTCACCATCAATTTTACTGGGATCGTGCGTAAAAGCGTGCTGGTTGATGATGCGAAAAATGCGATCACATCCGCACTTGAAGAAAACTTTGGGCGCGACTCATCATCTTTCAGTCAGTTACTACAGAGTGATGATGATTCCCAGCAATGCTACGCCCAGGTCAAAGTCAAAGATATATGGCGTGTCATTGAGTCTCTGGATATGTTCCTGTCCTATGACGTAACGATACAAAACTTGAAAGACGCCGTTTATTTCAACGACTTTGTTTACCTTGATGTGAAATCCTCTACGTTTAGCATCACTTATCCGTAATGAGGCGGCGATGAAAGTAAACTGGCTAAAAGAAAGACTGACTAAAGCAAAACAGGATTCTCAACTCTGGAGCGCCTTTATAGGCGCTATGGAGGACGTCTGGAATGAAACTGTAGAACCTGTTTTAACTCGAATTAGCAACAGGAAATCGTTCTTCACTATGGCGAGTGAAGATATGGATACCCGGATCGCAGAATATGGGCGTTTCTTCGTTATCACCGAAAATGATAAGGCACGCCGACCAATGTTATTAGCGCAACGTCTTGATGAGGTGCATTTTAAGGGCACTGTGCGCCCGATTGAACAAACTTTCTGGCGTGAGTTTGGGACCATCCCTGTTACCTGGGAACCACTATATGCCCCTGCGGATATAGAAAAACAGGCACTGTTGCAAATAGTCGGTGGTGATAAACTTATCATCCCCTTTTGCTGATGGAGCTGCACATGAACCCATTCAAAGGCCGGCATTTTCAGCGTGACATCATTCTGTGGGCCGTACGCTGGTACTGCAAATACGGCATCAGTTACCGTGAGCTGCAGGAGATGCTGGCTGAACGCGGAGTGAATGTCGATCACTCCACGATTTACCGCTGGGTTCAGCGTTATGCGCCTGAAATGGAAAAACGGCTGCGCTGGTACTGGCGTAACCCTTCCGATCTTTGCCCGTGGCACATGGATGAAACCTACGTGAAGGTCAATGGCCGCTGGGCGTATCTGTACCGGGCCGTCGACAGCCGGGGCCGCACTGTCGATTTTTATCTCTCCTCCCGTCGTAACAGCAAAGCTGCATACCGGTTTCTGGGTAAAATCCTCAACAACGTGAAGAAGTGGCAGATCCCGCGATTCATCAACACGGATAAAGCGCCCGCCTATGGTCGCGCGCTTGCTCTGCTCAAACGCGAAGGCCGGTGCCCGTCTGACGTTGAACACCGACAGATTAAGTACCGGAACAACGTGATTGAATGCGATCATGGCAAACTGAAACGGATAATCGGCGCCACGCTGGGATTTAAATCCATGAAGACGGCTTACGCCACCATCAAAGGTATTGAGGTGATGCGTGCACTACGCAAAGGCCAGGCCTCAGCATTTTATTATGGTGATCCCCTGGGCGAAATGCGCCTGGTAAGCAGAGTTTTTGAAATGTAAGGCCTTTGAATAAGACAAAAGGCTGCCTCATCGCTAACTTTGCAACAGTGCCGGTAAATCCATGCTGGCCCTGCAACTGGCCGCACAGATTGCAGGCGGGCCGGATCTGCTGGAGGTGGGCGAACTGCCCACCGGCCCGGTGATCTACCTGCCCGCCGAAGACCCGCCCACCGCCATTCATCACCGCCTGCACGCCCTTGGGGCGCACCTCAGCGCCGAGGAACGGCAAGCCGTGGCTGACGGCCTGCTGATCCAGCCGCTGATCGGCAGCCTGCCCAACATCATGGCCCCGGAGTGGTTCGACGGCCTCAAGCGCGCCGCCGAGGGCCGCCGCCTGATGGTGCTGGACACGCTGCGCCGGTTCCACATCGAGGAAGAAAACGCCAGCGGCCCCATGGCCCAGGTCATCGGTCGCATGGAGGCCATCGCCGCCGATACCGGGTGCTCTATCGTGTTCCTGCACCATGCCAGCAAGGGCGCGGCCATGATGGGCGCAGGCGACCAGCAGCAGGCCAGCCGGGGCAGCTCGGTACTGGTCGATAACATCCGCTGGCAGTCCTACCTGTCGAGCATGACCAGCGCCGAGGCCGAGGAATGGGGTGTGGACGACGACCAGCGCCGGTTCTTCGTCCGCTTCGGTGTGAGCAAGGCCAACTATGGCGCACCGTTCGCTGATCGGTGGTTCAGGCGGCATGACGGCGGGGTGCTCAAGCCCGCCGTGCTGGAGAGGCAGCGCAAGAGCAAGGGGGTGCCCCGTGGTGAAGCCTAA